CAAAAAGATGCTCAAGATGCTGATAAACAATTACTCATGGCTTATCTTTATTATGCAAAGTTTGATTTTAAAACTCTTGCTAAAAAAGTAGAAAGCGAAGCTGTAGATAAGTTAAAAGCTAATTTACAGAACATTAAAGCAAAAACAGGTACCCCAACTCAGCGAACAACGCGTGATACGGGTAAAGGATACGATTCTTCTGTATTAGAAGGATTCGCTAAATAAACAATAAAACAACAATTATGAATGGCCGCAACAGTCAATCAAGGTGTTAACAACCTCCAGCTGTATAAAACAAAATGGCATGCAGGTTTAACCGTACAAGGTCACCTTTCTTCCGCTTATCTGACTCAGCCTCAACTAATATCTACCGTTATTTCACGTGTATTTGGATATAGTTATGGTATGAACCCTATTCAGTATCTTACTGATGGTATGGGACGTAAAACCGAACTTTCTAATCGTGAATACGAATGGATGTTACAAGGTGACGATGAAAAAAGTGTTCCTATTATCGCAAACTTCGGAGATGGTGGTGCAACCCCAGGGTTAAACCGTACTACTTTCCGTATCGTACTTGCAGAAAAATGGTTTGCTAATCAAGAAGTTCTTGCATTAGATGACCGTGACTATCGTGTAAGAGTAATCGATGATCCTTACTTTAACGGTCAAGGATACGTGTATACTCTTAAATCTACCAATCCTTCAGAAACTGCATTCGTTGATCCTTCTCTTTTGGAAGTAGGTCGCGAACTTTCTAAAGAATACACTACCGTACCTGAACTTTCAGTAGGTGGACAAACTCATTTCAGCACTCCTTTCAAGATGCGTAATCATATGACTACCTTGCGTAAAGCATATACCGTATCTCGTAGCGCTGCAACTGATGTTATGATCATCAAATTGAAAGACCCTAATAGCGGAAAAGACACTGAATTGTGGACTCGTTATGCTGAATGGGAAGCTCTTGCTCAGTGGTACAAAGAAGTAGAACGTTCTTTATGGTACTCTACTTACTCTGCAAACGCCCAGGGTGTTACAGATATGTTGGGTAACAACAATCTCCCAGTTTATGAAGGTGCAGGTATTCGCGAACAAATTGCTCCGGCAAACAAACGTGAGTATACTGAACTTACTGAAGATATTATCCGCGAGTTTTTGATCGATTTGTCTTACAACGTTGTTCCAGAAGCTAGCCGCGATTTCGTATGTTTTACTGGTGAATTTGGTTTTGCTGAATTCGACCGTGCTATGAAAGATGCTGCTGCTCAGTATACTCTCGTTGATTCTAAATTCGTAACCGGTAGCGGTCAATCTTTGTCTCTTGGTGGACAGTTTAAAACTTACGAAGGTCTTAACGGAACTCGTATTACTCTTAAACACCTTCCATTGTATGACAACGTTGTCACTAACCGTCAACTCCATTACAAATCAAATCGCCCACTTGAATCTTACCGTTTCACAATTCTTGATTTCGGTCTTCATGGTGGCGAATCTAACATTCAGAAAGTTTACAAACGCGATTCTGAAAACCTTATGTGGCATACCTCAGGTTCTATTGATCCTTTTGGTAACACTGCAAAGAGTGTTTCAACAATGCGTTCTAACAACGAGGATGGTTACTCTGTAAACATGCTTACTGAATGCGGTATTATGATTAAAAACCCAATGGCTTGTGGAGAGCTTATCTGCACAGCCGAAAAAGGTTAATATTTAGTTTATGAACGAAAACAGTAAAATTACCATTAAGCCTGTAAACAGGAGAGTATGGTCAGGTTTTCAACGTTTTCCGAAATGCCAGGATACAATCATAGCTCGACTAGGTAGGTCGGGCTATGATACTGGGCTTTCAGATAAAGAACAGAGAGACCTAGAAAAAAAGATGAACCTTAAAGAAGGGACATTAGGACCATATTCAGACTACTGGAAAAATTATGCAGTACGTCTGACAAATAAAGAATTAGTACTAGATCTAAACAATCCTAAAGATCTCATTGATTATAAACTATGTCTTAAGTCTAATCGAGTAGCTCCTTCTATTGAAGGGCTTTTAGTAACTCCAAAAGCTGACTATGTTATTTCCGATGAAAATGCAGAAGCTAAACGTGCCAACAAAAAAGTTGAAACTAAAACTGAAGCGATCATGATTTTTAGTAAGTTGACTCACGAAGAAATGAGAAACTATCTAAAACTCTTAGGATTAGATGGAAGTTCAACTAGTGGTGAAGTTGTAAAAAACAAACTATGGCAAGAAATTGACGTAGCCCCTGAAAACTTTTTGCGACTTGCTCAACTAAAAGACTTTAAAACTCGAGTATTAATCACTGACTTAGTGCGTAATAACTTATTACGTGTTCAAGGTGGTCATTATCTCCATGGTACAACTGATATCGGTTATGATATTGAACGAGCTGCAGCTTACCTGGATGATCCTGAAAACCAAGATATTAGAATTAACCTTATGTCACAATTAGACGGAGTCTTAACAGTTAAATAATGACAGTTGCTGAAATGCATACAAGTTTTAAGATTCTTCTTGACAAAGAAGATACTTTAAACTTTCCTAATTTCGAACCTGAACATATTGATTACTTCCTAAATGAAGAAGGACAAGATGTGTTGGTAAAACAACGCTATTCAGGCCGGGTGGATGCTAAGTCTCAAGCGCTAGAGGAAACTCAAAAACGTACAGATGACTTGCGTGTGTTGATCACAGATGTTACTATTTTACCAGAAGCCGTTAATGTGGCAAACAAGCCTAATGCCCTCTTTTTTACTTTGCCTACTGATTATTGGTTCGCCATAAATGAGGAAGCAAATATATCATATGAGGACTGTTCAGGAGCGTCTACTACTTCTCGTATCAATGTAAAACCAATTACACATGATAAATACACGAAAGTAATCAGGGATCCATTCAAAGGGCCGTCTAAGAAGGAACTTCTAAGACTCATGTATCAAAACAGTGCTGAACTTATATTCCCTACGGGTGTAACAATAACTAATTATAAGTTACGTTACATTAGAAAACCACAGAGAATTAGTTTATCTTTGGATGTAGATTGTGAGTTACCGGATTACCTTCACCAAGAAGTTGTTAAAACCGCAGTAGCATCAGCTATTCGAACTACACAATCTTCGGCTGAGTATCAAAAAATACTCAATGAATTAAACAAACAAGAATAACAAAACAACTTGTAATGACTGATTACATTTACAGAATCCTTATCGGAAAAGCCGGTGTCACAAGTGACGCGACTGGTCTTACTGATATTGCTGAAGGTGAACTGTTGGTAGTGGATAATACATTTACTCCACTTACCCCAGGTGACACCACTGAGGATGCTCCTGAGATTTATATCGTTAAGGGTAATGCATCCGGTAATGCACACAAAATGTCTGCTAAAATTGTAGGCAAAAATATTACTAAATTCGCCGGTACTTCGTATGCTGCTGCTGTACAACAAGTATCCTATATTGGTTACAATACCAACGCAGGTGCTATTAATGCAAGCAACTCTACTGAATACTCTTTGAGTGTTGTTTTCAAACACGACAAAGAATTGTGGAGTAAACAACCAGCAAAACGTACTTACCATTACACTTCTGATGCTTCTGCAACTCAAGCTGAAATCGCTGCTGCTTTTGTAGCGTTGATGAATGCTGATGCAGAATTCGCACGTCAAGCAGTAGCTGCTACAGTTAACTCTGGTGCTGATTACGGTATCCGTATCACAGGGTTGGCTTTAACTAAACAATTTATTGATGACTACATGCAAGTTCGTTTTGAAATTGCCATCGATAAAGGTTTTGATTCTACTGTTCCTGTTGACCAGTTCGGTTATATCCAAACTAATGGATCTCAAACTGCCACTGGTAATCAATCTGTAAACCCTTCTCCTGGAGTAGGTACTGCAGCTTTGGTTGAAGACTTGGAGCGTCGTGCACTTGCTTTTATGGGTGTAACTAATCTGATCAAATTCCCAGTACCAAACTATCCAAAAGATGTTGTAGCTGGTGAAACATATGATATTTATGCAATCGAACATTTCGATCGTCATAAAACAGATGAATTGCTTCGTACTAGGGATTTCCCTCACGTGACATTAATTGCTGTCCCAGTTTCTAATACAGGTATGACTACTTATCTCGAAAGTATTCTTAACCCTTATATTAGTTCTGTAGGATTCTCTAACGTTGCACTCTAATCTAATTGACTAATGTCTAAAATGAGAATTAAAGTTGCGAAGATTACTTATAACTTCGCTGTTGATGGTGGTACTGCTTCCACTATTACCCCTGCAAAAACAGAATCATTGCCGGCCGGTGCTATTGTATTGCGAGTATTTTCTAATGAACGTACTCCATTTACTTCTAGCGGCTCTGCAACTGTGCTTTTGCAATGTGGTAGTACTGCATTAACAAGTGCCCTTGCGTATGATACAGGTTTCACAGGTGCCGGAGATACTCATGCTCTAGCATCTTCTGCAGAAGCTATTGAGCTCACTGCTAAAGGAGATCTAAAAGTAACTATCGGCACCGCAGCTCTGACTGCAGGTGTTTGTGACTTTTATGTTGAATACGTTGATGCATAATTAAACACGAAGGGAGATTTCGGTCTCCCTTCTATTTATATTTTTAATGGCTACAAAACTAAATTTCTCCATATGTCAGTCTTGTAATTGCAAGACTTTGACGTTTACCGATACCACAGGTGCATATGCCGCCAGTAATGTAACAGGTTGGGGTAACCCAAACGAAGCCGTAGCAGACGCTACTGCAGCTACGTTAAGTGTTACACCTCCAGGAGGCGCTGCAACTGTAATTGATTTGTACAGTGATTTTCCCACTTCTGATGGAACTAGTACATTCGAAATTACTGGAGATTTAGTCACAGGAGTTGGTGAAAATACCAATTTTCCTGACGGACTCTATGAGTTTGTGTACTCTGTAACCACAGGAACTACTACATATACAACTACAAAACAGTTGTATTTTTATTGCGGTGCTAAATGTTGTGTAGATAAACTATTTGCCAACATTGATTTTACTGGGTGTGATTGTGTATCAGATCAAATAGACGAAGCTTTATTAGCTCTCGCGCTATTAAGAGGAATTTCATATCATGTTTCATGTGGTAACACCACAGAGGCAGATAACATTAAAGCAAAGTTGTCAAAACTTTGTGCAAATAGTAAATACTGTAATAACTGTGGCTAATGTGCGATTGTGGATCGTGTGGCGTAACTCCTTTTGAACTTCCTGTAGGCCCTACCGGACCTCAAGGTATTCAAGGTATTCAAGGACCTGCAGGACCCGCAGGAGAGTCTATAACTGGACCTCAGGGACCCGCCGGTGTTAATGCTAATCCAACTGTAAATAAATATACGTTTGTAACCGTAGGAGCAACTCATTTAATATCAATTGATTTAGATGATATGACTTTGTTTAATAATGAAAACTTAGGAAGCTATCTACAAACTACAGACTATGTTATATCTGTAAAACGTAATTTATACGACCCTAATAACTTATCAGTTAATTTATGGGATGAGATTACGCATTTAGCAGCCATTCAAGTCTCTGCCGCAACTAATATTATGTCCATCACAGTACCTGGGGTACCTAGTGGGTATGCAGCTGCTGGTTACAGAGTAACAATTATAGGCTAATGACAACTTTATATATGTCTGATGATGATCTATTAGTTAGACGTTATCAGGCTATATGTTGCGCAAAGACGTACTTAGATTTTGTCTTGAATAAAATAAAGTATGGACAGTATACAACATGCGATACTAATAAACTAGTGGTATTAACTCAATGGGTTGATATCCTTTTGCGTTATGAGAATCCTTCAAACGCAACAGAAGAGGCTTTAAACTGTCTAACAGAAGCTGAAATTGATCATATTTTAGAGCAGATTTCCAAAATGACTGGGTGTTGTTTTTATCCAAAACAATCTCCTTGGGTGGATGTAACTACCCCTGCTTCAGATTATGTACCTTGGGAATTTAATTCTCCGGCCGGTACTGATATTCAGTGGAACGACAACGACACAATTGATACAAACGAACTCGTATAATGGCAACAATAACCAGTAAAACAAACCCAGGATCTATTGCACTAGGAGACGAATTTCCTATAAATAGAGGTGGTTCAGACTATAAAATCTCTTGGCAAGAGATGATTACTTATTTAACTAATGATGCTGCATTTGGTGTTGCCATTGGATTAAATACCACATTTAGAACTACTACAGTTCCTAATACATATTTAGCCCTGGCCGGTGGTACAATGACTGGACAGATTTCAGGAATTGCTCCAACACTAGCAGCACATTTAACACGTAAAGACTATGTAGATACTGCAGATGCACTAAGACTACTTAAAGCCGGTGGAACTATGACTGGGTACATTGTACTGCATGCTGATCCTACTAATGCTATGCATCCTGCAACTAAACAATACGTAGATGCTGTACAAGATGGAGCAATTCAAGTTCCTACAGATTTTGATGCCTCAACAGATCCTGATTATCCTATTAGTAATGCAGGGGATACTTATCGTATTAGCGTAGCTGGAAAAATCGGAGGAGCTTCTGGTAAATCAGTAGAAATCGACCATTTAGTACTATGTATCGTAGATGATGCTACCGGAGGCGATGAAGCTACCGTGGGCGCTAACTACATGGTATTAGACAGTTACAGAAATCTTGCTACTACAACTGTTAAAGGTTTAGTAGAAAAAGCTTCTGCCGCAGAACTCGCTGCATTTGCAGGTGCTGATGTATACCCTGATATGGATGGAATTGATACTATGTTAGATGACTTAAACAAAGTTATTTCAACGTCAAGTACTCCTTATACCATATTAGCTTCTGATTTAGAGGGTACATTAGTACTTCTATCATCCAGATCAGCAACGGCCACTGGAAGCATTATACTTCCATCCGCAGCTACTTTAAGTGCGTCACACCGCACAAGAGTAATTATAAAAGACTCCGGCGGTAATGCAGGTAGTAATAGTCAAACAATCTCAACAACTAGTGGAGAAACAATTGATGGCGGACTATATGCAGTTCTTAATTCAGACTATAAGTCTATAACATTAGTAACAGATGGATCCGATTGGTTTATTGTATAATGAGTTATTCAGGAACAGGTATAGGTAAAAATGCCATAGTAGCGCAAAGTGCTGCTACATATACTCTTAGCGCAGGAGCTACCGAAGATGCGTACGTATTAAGTTTTCAGCCTCTTGATATAACTACAGGAGAAGGTATACGAATTAAACTTCGCGGTACAACTGCTGGAAATGCAAATAACAAAACTATTAAACTAGAATGTACCGGTGGTACGACTATTAACATTCAAAACAATACTACAGCTGCACCAAATGCTAAAGATTTTATAGTAGATGTTACAATGTTAATTCAATCTGGTTCTACAGTAGTTTACGATGCACGTATAACTTTTGATGGTATAGCTGATGAAATTCAAACAGGTACTGGGACTATTACACTTACCTCAGGTACTCCTAGAATTACAGCTGAAATCACAGGTGTTGCAGCTAATGATATTATTACATACGGAATGGTTATTGAAAAAATAAAACTTGATAGTTAATGCTACGTTTTGATGCAAGTATTACATTTGGTCAAGTCTTAGCAATTTCTGTTACGTTAGCTGCGGGGATTTTAGGATCTTATGTACACACACAAATTAGAATGTCTTTATTAGAACAAGAAGTATCTATAGTAAGAAAAGAACTAGATGTTTATAAAGATCTTCAAACTCAAATTAGCAATAGTCTAATTAGAATTGAAACTAACCAGTTACATCAAATGTCTGAACAAAATGCGTTTAAGAAACAAATAGAGACAATTGATGCTAACATACAAGAACTATATAAAAGAAAGTAATGAGATCAATATCAGAAATAAAAAGGTCCCGTAAGTACTTCTTAGCACTAGCATTAGTTGCTGTAGTTACGTTTGTTTATTTCCGGTTAGATCGTTCAGCTTCTACATTTGAAGAAAAGCATCAAGCATTTACTAGTTGGGCCTGGGTTGTAGTAGCCATTGGCACTGCATACATAGGTGGAAATGCATTACAAAACGGTATGTCAGGTCCTGTGGATTATTCTATTGGAGGACATAATAAAAGCAAAGAAGTAATACCAGATAAATAATGGGATACGAATTAGGACAAAACTCTGCAGACAAACTAAAAGATTGTCATATTGATTTAGGACGCATTGTTACATTTGCTCTTCAACTATCTGAAATTGATTTTGGTATTGCTGAAGGGCATCGTTCTGTTGAACGTCAACAACAACTGTTTAAAGAGGGTAAATCTCAAATAGACGGAATTACTAAAAAAGGTAAACATAACTATAATCCTTCTTTAGCCATAGATATCTTTGTCTATCATCCTGATAAAAACACTCGAACTAAGTTAGCATACGACGTGTCTCACTTATGTTATATTGCCGGCATTATGCAATCTGCAGCTAAAATTCTTAAATCTCAGGGAAGAATATCTCATGACTTACGTTGGGGAGGTAATTGGAACGGAGATGGGGTTTTATTGTATGACCAAGGTTTTGATGATCTAGTACATTTTGAATTAGTATGAATAGCAATATAACCAGCATTTTGGTTCTTGTAGGAATAATTGGAGTAGTTTGGTTATCTATACAGATAACAGACATTCTAGAAGAAAACCTAAGTCTTGAAAAGAAACTTAGAAAAGCCAGAATAAAAGAAATAACATTAGAGTTAGGCTTAGAACAAGCTGTAAGAGATAGTCTAGATAAACTAATTATCCACTCAGATGGAATTGTAGATTCTTTAGAAGCTACTCTTCCTGATATACAAGTTACTAAAACACGTATTCGTAATGATTACAATTACCAAATATATATCATTCATACTACTAGCTCTATTGATGAGCATATCGACGCTATCCGCACAGAACTTTCCCGTAAAGATTCTTTTCCATGGTGATACTTTAGTAGGTTTTCCTATTGAAGATATTAAGACTATTCGGGAAAAATTTACATTTAAAAATGCGGTTGTTCAATATTTAGAAGAAGTTATTGAAGAACGAAATACGTATTTGCTCCAAAAGAAAGAACTAGAGCGACAAGTAAAATGGCTCAATGAAAAAAACGAGTCTTGGTCAGGTTCTGAAAAGCTTTTGTTAGAGAAGATCAAGCTGATGCAGCAAGAAGTAGACTCGGCTAAGAAAGCTTTAAGAAAAGCCAAATGGAAGGTTGCTAAAATCATTATTATAGCCGTCATCGTAGAAGGCGCTACACTCTATATTTTGCTAACATAATGCCCTTAATATATTCACCGGAAGACCATCATTTATTAAAGCCAGGTACTCCACTTTACAATACTCACCTGGACGCTCGTAAATGGGACTATGATATTCATCCAAGATTTCACCATTTAGATAATCTTGTAGACGTTATCTATGAAGAGTTAGACGCTATTTATACAGAAATAGACGCATTAGGAGGAGGAGGCGGAGGTGGAGCCCATGCTTTAATCGCTGATCATACTGATGCATCTGACCAAGCGATCATGACCCCTATTGGTTTTGTATTAGGTACACTAGTAGATTGGCAAACTAATAAGCCCGTATCTGCTACATATTTAGACTTTGCAGCAAATCTTCAAAGTAAATTAGTATTTATAGGATATGACCCAGTAGTTGATACATGGAGACCTATGTCTGCTTATTTTCTTGTAAACCAAGCAGTTGATAGTCATATTTATGGTAATAATGGTTTCTTAGCGGCGCATAGAAGTGTAGGATTTGCAGGTAAAAATTTACTATTTACTGAAGACGTTGTAACTAACTGGAATGGAGTAACTGGGACTGGAACAGGTATGTTTCAAGTAAAATCCAGCTCTAGACAAGACTTTTTTACTACTGATCATATTAGAGTCAATCATGCTATGATCAATCGTAATCCAGGCTCTAATCAATTACATTTAGGCTTTTATGGAGATACGTTTGCGTATGCTTCAGAAGCAAGAATAGATTCTGATACTTATATTGACTTTTACTCTGAATCAGGAGCAGCGGGTAACTTTAACTTCGATGCACGTATTATAAGAGCCTCTGGGACTAATGGAGACTTTACTATGCGTAATATTGGTAGTGGACAAACTATAATCAATTCCAATACCGGACCTATTGTATTAACTAATACTTCATATGTTCTTAGTGATTCTTGTTTTATTATAGGAGATAGTTCTATTTTAAACTCAGTTCCCTTTTCCAATTCTACTCATTTTGGTTTACATACAGCTTGGAAAGATCCTAATTTTTTAACAGGTGCAGAAAGTGTTGTTTGGTATATTCACGAATCTTCTGCAGGTGAAGGCAGCTTTATTTTTGCCAAAGGCGCTGATCCCATAGCCCCAGGTCTCACAGATAAATTATTTGAAATACTTCCTACTGGTGGACTTAAAGCTAATAAATATGGCAGTGGAACTTACACAGGAACAGCTGTTTATTTTTTAGGCGTAACTGCTACAGGTGTTATAACTGAAGAAGCTGTTCCAACTGGACAAAATTTATTTACTGATAATTTAACGTTGGTCGCAAATAGAATACATCAATTAGATAACTTTGATTTTCACTTCACTGGTGCTGATGGTGAAGTTCATATATATTTAACTTCAGTTCCAGATTATAGTGAATTGATCGTTAACAAAACAGGTGTTTATATAACAGCAGATGATAGTACAGATTCATCACTTCTGCAAGTTATGAATACTGGACGTATTAATATGACTGCTTCACAGGGTATTCGTGTTAATGGTGCAACATCTTCAACTGTTTCAGAACTTCGTTTTTATGAAGCAACAACAAATGGTAGTAGTTATATAGGCTTAAGTGCATCTACAGCATTAGCTGCATCTGTGTCTTTTAAACTTCCTAATGCAGATGGGGTCTCTGGTCAATTCCTTTCAACTAATGGTACTGGAGGATTAAGTTTTGCATATCCTGAAGAAGCAATTATTGTTGCATGTTCTGATGAAATAACAGCATTAACTACTGGGACTGCTAAAGTAACATTTAGAATGCCTTATAAATTTAGTTTACGAGCTGTAAAGGCTTCTGTAACTACTGCACCCACAGGTGCTGTGTTAACCGTAGATATTAATGAAAACGGTTCTACAATTTTAAGTACTAAATTAACTATTGACATTAGTGAAAAAACCTCTACTACTGCTGCTACTCCGGCTGTTATTTCAGACACTGGTTTATCTGATGATGCTGAAATAACAATAGATATTGATACCGTTGGTTCTACTGTAGCAGGTGCAGGGTTAAAAGTATATTTAATTGGAAATAGGGTCCCATAATGAGTTTTATTATTAATCCTTATCAATTTGGTACTACAATTAATTTGAATACCATTACTGGTGCTAAAATGGGCTACGGCTTTAGATTACTAAACGCTGTGTATTCAGGGCCTTTGGTAAAATTAAGGCGAGCTTCTGATAACGCTACTTCAGATTTTTACCCTACTTCAGGATTAGGAACTCCTGTAGACTGGGCAGCTATTGATACTTGGGCCGGAGGTGCTTGTTATATAGACACGTGGTATGATCAAAGTGGAAACGCGTATCATATTGCAAATACCACATTAGCAGACCAACCTTTACTGTCAACAGGGAGTGGACTGGCTAATACAAGAACGGTATATTTCGATGGATTAGGAGATAACCTATGGCATGATACTTTAGGGTCTACAGCGTTTTGTGGTTCTCAGTTTATGTTATTTATTGCCATGAAACCTATAAGTACTGCATTTACTACTATTGGTATTATTGCAGCTTCTCCAACAACTAGTACGACTGCGCACTTCCGTTTAAATCTATACTTAAACAACGCAAGATTATATTGGACCGCAGCTTTAGCCACAGATGTAACTTATGCAGTTAATACTGCTCAACAGGTTTATTGTTATTGGGATGGAGCCAATGCCGGCTTTGATATTGATAACGGAACAGATAGTGCCTCAGTAGCTATAGCCTCATCCAATGATGAAGGTTCTTTTGTAATGGGGTGTTCTACTAACACAGGTACGCATCCTTGGGAAGGACATATCGCTGAATGGATTTGGATAGATGCAGCGCCTTCTAATACAACCAGGGACTTTATTCGAAATAATCAAAACACTAAATTTGTACTTTACTAATGTATATTTTAGAATCAACAAATTCTGAGAAATTGGTGGAAGTACTAAATCATTTAGTATCTTTGCTAAACCTACCTGATACTCATACGGTAGAAATCATTAAGGTAAAAGCCTCAGATCCAAATACTTACTGGATTAATTTAACGAGTATTTATCATTGCTGTGAAAATATTGATTTAAGGACTTACATACTTTCTTTAATTCAATCCACATTGGTATTACCAGACGTTTATGTAAAGCTTGTTACCAATTTAGAAACTGAAGGATACCATCCTTCTGAAATTTAATCAAATGCTTTTTAACAACATCATTCCAACGATTCAGTACAAAACCACAGAAGCCGTGGTAACGAATCTATTAGACCCTACAACTAAAGATTTTGTGTTGATTACTATTACTGGTATCATCATGGATCCTGTAAAAAGTGTAGTTTTAGCAACATTGTCACTATCTACAGAAAAAGGCCCCGTGTCTTTGGCTAATGCTCCTGTAGTAGTAATCCCAGTAACTAGGTTACTTGATAAAGTAGCTCCTATTAATAACTGGGAAATCTTCATGAAAGAGGTTCCTGTTGAACTTGCTAATAATTCATTTTTAGGGTTGTCTGATCCAGCAAATTTTGTACTATGTCCACTCAAAAAGTAATTGGGGTTTTTAACCCAAACGCTTCTGTGCCGGTACAAATCTTTCCTTCTATTAGAGAAGCAGCTAGAGTATTAAATTTAGATAGGACAGCGATTTCCAAAAACTTAAACGGCCACAGCAATTCTTGCGGTGGCTTTGTTTTTAAAACTTTGTCTATAGGAGAAGCTAAATATGATGAATCTCTTGAAGCTCCTAAAGATATACCACCATACATAGGTAATCCTAAAAACGTATTAGTTATAGGAGATACTCATGAACCGTTTTGTCGACCTGGGTATAGAGAGTTTTGTAGAGAAATACAAGAGCGTTTTGATTGCGGTACAGTTGTACATATAGGAGATGAAGTAGATAATCATGCTATTTCATTTCATACACCTGATCCTGATGGAATGTCTGCCGGTACTGAAGCTGATAAAGCTTTAGCTGCTATGAAAAAATGGTATGAAACATTTCCTAACGTAAAAGTAATCGTAGGAAATCATTCCGCGTTGCCGTTTAGACGTGCTAAAGCCCATGGGATAGCTTCTGTGTTTATGAAACCTTATGCTCAACTATGGTCAGCTCCATCCGGATGGGAATGGGTGCTTAATTATGAACAAGATGGAGTTCTTTATACTCACGGTACTGGGACTTCTGGTCCTAATGCAGCATTAGCTAAAGCCCAAAGTTTTAGAAAGAATATTGTACAGGGACATTTACACACCGTAGCAAATGTTCAATGGAGTGCTTCTTCAATGGATAAAGTCTTTGGTATGCAAGTTGGATGCGGAGTTGATCAAACTTCTTATGCAATGGCATATACACAAGATTGGAATAAAAAATTTATCGTATCTTGCGGAGTTGTTTTAGATGGTAAGTTACCTATTGTAATACCTATGGATTTGTAATGACACTTAATCAAATAGTTTTTGATATATTAAACGTAGCATACGGTGGACATCCGTCTGACGATAATGCTATCAGCGAATCACAAATTGCCCTCTGGATTAAACAACAGAGGGCTTTATTGCTTGAACGTAAGTTTAATAAACCTGGAGACATTCCAGATTCTTTTATTCAACATTTACAATGTGTAAATCTTGAAACAGTTACTCAATTAGACACATGTAAAATTCTAAGGTCTACTGTAAAGCTGCCTAATACTATTGGAGGAAATGCCAATAATACTCTTGTTTCAGTATACGCCGGATCTGGAAACAGCGCGGTGTTTTTTACTGAATCTTCTGCATTTAGACAACGTACAAATCAATTTAATAGATTTACGTCTAAAGCCAGACGTTGGTTTTTACAAGATGGTTACTTGTATATTACGAATGAACACTTAATGGAAACCATTTCAGTGTCAGGAGTTTTTGAAGACCCAGATGTTGTTAATGAGTTTTGTGAAACCTCTAATTGTTTTGACCCAGATGCTGAATACCCAGTATCTAATAAAATGGCCTATGAGATCGTTAATATCATCTTAAAGGAAAGGTTTAACATAGTTCATCAAATGCCTACCGATGAACATAATAATGCTACTCAATCTCCAAAGAATGATAATTAGAAGAGGAAAAGGTATAGTTAAAGGAGCCGTGACTCTAAGAAACTTTTATCCAGATTATAAGAAAATGATCCTGGAAAAGAATCTTACGTTACATTCTTATCAAACTTACGTAAAAGTTAATAGCCGGTTAAATGAACTTCTATTAGAAGAGTTCGTTATTAAAAACTCAGGTACGTTAGCTTTACCTCATCGTTGTGGTTTAATACGTGTTAAAAAACGTAAAATACAACTGAAAAACAAAAACAGTCTTAGAGTAGACTGGCACTTAACTAAACAAAAAGGAAAACGAATTTTCCATTTAAACCAACATACTAATGGCTTTGCTTACCATTTTTACTGGGATAAAAGCAAAGCAATTGTTAAAAATAAAAGCCAATACAGATTTAGAGTTGCTCGACAATATGCACGCTTTTTAACTACTTTATTAAAAGACCCTACATCACGAGTTGACTATTTTATATAATGATATACGACTTCATATCTTCTTTTTACATAGTTGAAAAGCTCTACAGAGATTATCCGCACAAAAAAGAACTTCCTGTATGGGATGTTATTGAATGGATTGCCGAAGCCATGGACCTAATTGGTGCCGGCGCATCATTAGAACAAGTGTATAATGAAGTTCTAACTGTAGAAAATCATAAAGCAAAACTTCCATGTGACTTTAGATACATTAATGGGATTAAGTATAATGACATTCCGTTGTTGTATTCTACTGGGACCCATGGGCCCTCTTACAATGCTCAAACAGAATCAGATACTAATACTGTTTTAAATGAAGAAGTAACTGACGACACCTTTCCTATGATAGGAACAGGAGTAAATAGTTCAGCTTTTCCGTATAGCTATATTGTTAGTAACGGGTACTTACATACTAATTTACCCTCTGGAGAATTGACTATAAGCTACTCTAAAGTACGTGTTGATAAAGAAGGATATCCTATGATACCTAATAGAACTGAATATCTCCAGGCTTTAACTGCATACGTTCAAATGATGCTAGATAGAATTGAGTGGAGATCACAACGCGCACCTGAACAGTTTTATAGAGATTCAGAATCTCAATGGGAACAGTTTTCAAGACGTGCACGTGGTATGGCTCAAATGCCTAGCTATGATAAAATGGAAAGCATTAAACGTATGTGGGTACGACTAAGGCCCAATCCAAATGCACACAATAGCGCATTTGAAAGTTTTATAACTCCAAATGCTAGAAATTCTTCATAATGGAATTACTCAAAACCTTTTTAAAAGGACTAAATAGAAATTTACGGACCTCTTCTGTAAATGACGAAACTTACTACGATGCGCAAAACGTAAGACTGTTAGACCAAACAGGACTTGCGTTTGGTGCTTTAACAAACATCCAAGGTACTAAGTTACTTGCAAGTATCACAGGGGTTAGTAACGTCATAAAAGCGACGCTATTAAGCCCTACTCTATTGCCAGCAATTTCTAACATCACTATTACACTAGACGGAGTTCCATTTTCTGGAACTTATGTAAACCCAGCCACTGATAGAGATGAGTTTTATAAAGGACTTGCAACATATATAAGTAACCTGGTTCCTGGAATTAGTACACAGGCATCCGAAAACGATGTAATTCTATTTGTTAATGATATAAATTCGCATGTAATTACTCTTGTAATTGATGCAGGCTTTTCAATAACTGAATATGCCCCTTCTCTTACCGAGGGCCCTGTGTACATGAATTCAGGTTTAATACGAAATACACTTGTTGTATTTACTCAACACGAAACTTCTGGAACAACTCAGATTTGGACCTTAGACTATTTACCTAATGGGACCCCAACTTTGAACTTACTGCGACATTCTGATATATCTATTACATTGTCTAAACCCGTAGTAGAAATATTAGGTAGATACGAAACTGCAGATATTCAAAAGATTTATTTCACAGATAATAACAATCCTTTACGTACGTTGAATATTAAATCAACTACTACGTTTACAGATACACTAAATATTCAACCATCTATAACATTAGTTCCTGCAGAAATTACATCTATTTTAAACACTGGTGGTACTTTAACGGCCGGTCGTTATGCAGTAACTTATCGTCTTAAAAAACTAAACGGCGCCAGTACAGAATTTGCACCCTTAAGTATTGCAGTTCCTATTTATACTAGTAGCTTAGATAATGATTGGGAGTCATATAGTTCTGGTACTTTAAATCAAACTACTACTAAAAGCATTTCAATTCTCATCAATCTCCCAGAAACTGATTATGATCAAATAGAAGTTGTTGTAGTTAAGTATTCAGTAGTCACTGATTCTCCGACTATAACCAGCGTAGTAACTGAAGTACTAAATGGAAATTCATTTTTTACATATACATACGGTAGTAACTCTGATTTAGCTTTTGAATACAGCCTGGAAGAATTCTTAGAATTTAAAAGCATGCTACTCCATGCTAAAACTATAACTATTAAAGATAATCGTTTACTAGTAGGAAATGTATTTGATAAACTAGAAGACTTAGATTATGATGCTCATTGTTATAGATATAGACAAGATGGATCAACAAACGGGTATGAACTCACTGCAGATAAAATTAACCCATATAACGACGTTTTAACAAGAGCTACTAACAGTGCTCAACAACATAAGTTTAATATAAACGGAGTTCTTGGAGGCACAGGACCTAATGTGTCTTTTGAGTTTATAACCAGAGAAATTCAAGTGGATGCTAATGGAGCCACAGAATTAACTAATTTAGCCTCAGTAGTTACTTCGAATAAAGATTTAGATTTTATCGAACTAAACGGAACTACGTATAGTACTCAAGATCTATGGAGATCTTATAAGAATCCTTATATCGATGCTTTACTTAAAAGTTATATGAGAGGTGAAGTATATCGTTTTGGTCTTTTATTTTATGATACAATAGGACGACCTTATCCAGTTAAATGGATTGCTGATATACGATTTCCAGATCATTATGATGTTCCAGTATTCCATCCTGATAATGATGGCACTACACAGCGTATAGTACAAGCATTAGGAATAAAATTTACTATCAATATACCTGATAGTATAAAACCTTTTATTAGTGGATACTCAATAGTTAGAGTAGAACGCGACTTTGCTAATTCTACTGTGTTATTCCAAGGGCTAATGAGTGATATAGGAAACGATTCTGACGTAGATGATGGATGGCGCCAGTATGATAGAATAGCTTCATTTAAACGTGTTATACACCCACGTATTAAATCACTTGATTTACCAGACTATATAGCTTCGGGATTAACAGTAAATTTTGAAGGATTACAAATTACCCCATTATATGCAGTTAGCCCAGGACGTGTGATGTATGATAAAGACACTGGAGCAAGTTCGTTATTTTCATCTGGAACATTATCAGAAGACCATGGGTGGCAACATAAGTACTATCGTACGCCTACTTATTACGAAGATTTCAATGACTCAAGTAGTATTGTTGGACAAACTACAACGATAGAAAAATACCAAAAACTACAATCTAACTATACTAATCCTGATTATGATTTATTTTTAGGTACATCTATAAACTATAAACATGTCTCTCCAAGTAATCGTGGATTTGGCAGTACTACGTTATATGTAAAAACTCAAACTAACCAAAATTCAGTTTATACACATAACTCACACGTATTTGATCCTAACTTATTTTTAGATGCTGATCATAGTGTGTTAAATGATGTAGAGTTTGATAACGCAAATACTGGTTGGACTACAGATGAGTCTTTAAGTTTAACTAGAAAACTAGTAGTAAACGTTACAAGACGTTTATCCCAGCAGTATAACGGAAACACAGTTGGAGCACGTGCGTCTAATGTGTATATATCAACCGGACATTATTCTGTAGTGGATGATAATACAAATACGTATGAAGCGGAAGTATTCGGCGGAGATATGTTTATTTGTGTGTATGATCAAGTTAAAACTATCAGTGGACGAGTATTTGATTTATCTTCAGCTAACCAAGCACTAATGGGTGCACAATTAGTTCCATTAGAAACTCGTTATAATTTAGACGTACGAAATGTTAATCGATACGCTACTTTAACTGCCTTGGGTACAAATACAGCTAATCCTATTAACGGTGTAGTTAATCCATTTAGTATTAACTTAAATCCTTCTACACATGTATTTGTAAAACATCCTAGGTACTTTTCTAATTTCTTAGATTACACATTCCCTACAGTATTTGATAATCGAATACTTGCATCAGAAGTTAAAGTAAATGGCGAACTCAAAGATTCTTGGACCTTGTTTAAATCTGAAAACTATTTAGACGTAGACGGACATTGGGGACCTATTAATAAACTTATTACTCATAACGATAAAGTATTCTTTTTACAAGATCGTTCAATAGGTCTTATTAGTGTAAATCCTACAGCTGCAGTATCTTCATCCGTTGGTCCTGTGAATTTAGGCTCTGGGGGAATTTTAGATTCCTTTGGTTATTTAAGTACAACTAGTGGGACTTTGCATCAATGGTCAGTAGTAACTGGACATAGTGGAATTTACTGGTTAGATATCCTAAATAAGAATTTCTGTAGAACTAACGGATCTGGGATCCTAATCATTTCTGATACCCAGGGCCTTAGTGACTGGTTCTTACAACTACCAGATAGTCTATACACAAATGATAACCCATTGCTATCACACGGAGTAGTATCAATGTCGTACAATAAAAACAGTGAAGTACTATTCAATGTTTTGACTCCTGGACTTACTACTACGTTAGTCTATGATGAAATGGCGGATGCTTTTATTTCATTCGATAGTATTACACCTACTGGGTATATGAATAATACTGCAGTGTTATTTAGTGCTAACTTTAATAACAATGCCTTAGATATATACTCTCACTACGAAGGAGAACGCGGAGTTTTATATGGAACAAGTTATGATAGTTATGTAACTAGTATTGTTAATCATAGTCCATTAAAAACTAAAGTATTTGATAACTTAGCTTTTGAGTTTCATGGAATTAACTCTGCAGGTCAACAATATCTTCCAGGAGAATTTGCTACATTGCAAGTATGGAATAATTATCAAAACTCTGGAGAGATAACTTTAGTTCAAGGTACCAACATTAAACAAGTTGAAAGAGAATGGCAATGTGCTATTCCTAGAAATATAGTTGATCCAACTGTAACAAACCCTGATATTTTTGTAGATGTAGATTCTACAACTACATTTAAAGATAGAATGCGAGACAAGCATCTCTTTGTTAAGTTAACTTGGAGCAATGATACTAACATAAAACAACTACTTCATTATATGAAAGTGTTGTTTAGAATATCTGAAAGATAATGGCAAACCCAAAACCAAAAAAACCTATATACGTTACGGATAAAAATGATCCAAGACTTATTGCATATAATGATAGTTTAGCTGCGTATAATCATTATTTTAATAATACATTACCTCATGCTCAAAATGTATATGGTAAAGATTTTCTTACAACACTAGGGCATCAGCGTCTATTGCCTTCACATGAGGTGTTTATGCAAAAGTTTGATGTTGCATCTACAATACCAAACGATACCTATTATTATCGAAATCCTAAAACAAATCAATTAGCTATTCCAGAAGCTATTTATGGCAACCCCAACAAATCTCCTTATGATGATTTAGGAATTCCTATATATACAGAACCCACTCAACCTATTAAATATGGTGCACCACGTCCAAAAGCTCCAGCTAAATTAATTTCAAAAAAAGCTAAGATAGGAACTCCAGATATACCTAAAAATGTTCAAAATAATACACTATTATTTATGAATGGACTTGGTAAAATAGAAGGAACATATGATCCTATATTTGGAGCGCAGCATATTAATAGGGATTATCCAGAATCACAAAAAGTAAAAGCTCCTAATTTTAAATACGGAGGTCAATTACCTATTTTTTCATTAGGTGGAGACTTATTACAAGCAGGTATAGGAGGTGGAGGCGCAGGTGCTGCTTTTGGTCCTTGGGGTGCTGCCGCAGGTGCTGCTATTAGTATGGGAGCAACGTTGTTAAATAAAAACCCTAAACAAGCAATGCAGCCTGCTTCACTAAATTCTGTACCTTTACAAGATGAAATAAATCCGCAAATGCAATTCAAATATGGTGGAGCCCTTCCACAACTACAAATGGGCGGTCTTATAAACTATCAAGGACCCTCTCACGAAGAAGGTGGAATTCCAGTTAATGCACAAGGTAGTCCAACACATCCTCTGAATGCTTCAGCTGAAGTAGAAGGTGAAGAAACAGGTTTAATGTCTACTGGACAAGGATCTCAACAAACTGCTCGTGTATTTAGTGATAATGTAAAAAATCCTAAAACTGGAAAAACGTTCTATAAAGAATCTTTGAAATTTAAAGACCATAAAGGAGCAGATAGTATAACAAAAAAGACTAACAGTATGATGTTAGATAAGCTGTTCCAAGAACAAGAACTTGTAAAACAAGAAAAACTAGCTAAAGCTGTAAATAGATTTCAAAAACGTTATGGTGGTTATCTACCAAATGGAGATGAAATTGCAATAGGTAAAAATAGATTTGGTTCTGCAACTCATTATGGTGGAGGTTTACCTAACTATATTCGTGGTGGCACTTTACCCGGAGATCCTCCATACGCAGATGGTTATGGTCCAAGTAACTATTATAATTTTAATGAAGAACCTGGACTTATTATGAATGATAATATGTTAGGACAAGGTCCTTTATTATCTGGAAATACAACTAAATCTGCACTTCCTGAATTTAAAACTACTGCACCACTAACAACTCCTGGGTCTAAAAGAGATACTGGGACTTTACTAAGTGGTTTAGCTTCTGCAGGAATGGGTAACAATGCAAATGCTCCAAAAATTGGTGGTGGTATAGGCGGTGCAATGCCTTATGTCGGTGCTGCATTCAATGTATTAAATGGTGTAGGTGCCTTTGGTAAAAAAGACTATTATGATGCAATGCCTAATCAACAAAATGCATTAGCTAAAGAACAGATGTCTAAAGCATTAGACTATAACCTATCCCCACAACTAGCCGGTTTAAAAGAAAATCGTGCACGTATGTTAAACGCGTTAAGTAATATGCCAGGCAATCGCGGTGGTACAGTAAATAGGTTAGCTGCGTTACAAAATAACTATGATAGTTCTTTACAAGGTTTATATGAACAAGATGCACGTCATAGAGCTAGTGTACGTATGAGTGCTGCAGGAATGTTAAACCAAATGGGAGAACAAGATCGTGCTGAAAACAGATATGCTCAAGATAACATATTAAGAACTGACGCTGTTCAAAGTGGTATAATAGGAACAGGTTTAACTCAAGCAGCTGAAAACTATCAACATCAACAAGGTCAAAATATGACTATGGACATGTTATATCAACTATATGGTTCATATAACCCAATGTTACAAATGTTATTAAAAGCAGGATATAACAACAAGAACCAAGGTGGTTCAGCCTCAACCATTTAAGAACAATGAACGTTTACGATAAACCAGTAGAATCGAGATTCATACCGCTTCCTTTAGAAGGACTTTTTCAAGTTGGTCAACAGTTCAAACAAAATGAACTTGCTGCAGAACAACTGTCTCAGGAAATTCTTGATCAATACAATGTTCCAGTTTTACCTCAAGACAGAGAAAAACGTAATGCAAAGATTGCAGAGATGGAAGCTAAAATAGCTGAACTTAATCCTATGTTTAAGTCAGATCCTATGGGAGCTTTACCAAAGGCCATGTTGTTAAAAAAACAAGCTCAAAAAGAACTCACTAGAGGATCTCTGCATGCTTATGCTTCTAATTATCAAGCTGCGCAAGAGTATCTAAAAAACAAAGATTTGTTTATTGATGCAAAATGGGACCCACAACGAGCAGATCAGTTCATTCAAGAACAAATAAAAGGTTTTGAGGGAACAGAATTTGATCCATCTACTGAAAACTACAATCAATTTCATGGAGAACTACTTCCTAATTATATCAGTACACGTACTTGGTTAGGAGAAGAATTAGCACGGATAAAACCTGAAACTCAAAGTTGGTATAGTGGACTTAGTGCTGCAGAAAAACAAGCCATTCAATTAAATGGACTTGAAACTGCCATGAAGAAAAACATGATTACTGGAATATCTGCACAAAAGATTTATGATAGTTTATCAGAAAAAGCTGCAGGAGATACTGAACTACGTAGGTCTTTAGAAGCGGAATGGATGTTAGCAGGTAAGCCTGGACAAAACTGGGGAAATATATTTGAATATGATGAAGAAGGAAACCCAGTATACAATTTAGATAAAAAAGGTAATCCAATATCTAGAAAACACGTAGCTTCTCCCTTTGAACAAGCACTACTAGGTACTGCAGAACAAGGTTCATATCAAGACTATGATTCTGATATTAAAGTAAGAACCAATGAAGAATTAAAGATACAGTACGAAGCACAAGCAGATAGAATAACTCAAGGTTTAAATAATATACTACGTCCTTCTCTAGGAGTAGATATTAGTACACAACACTTAGAAGACTACCAAACTGTATTGACTGAAGCTTCTCAAAACTTACAAAAACTCGAAGGAGATTATAAAGCAGCCATTGAAGCTAAAAACCCAGATGGCACTCCTAAGTATAGTGAAGATGTGTTATTAGAAATGAAAGCCGAGCACTTAAATGCTCAATCTATTTATAATAATACCAAAGCTACCATGGAAGCACTTCAACAAGAAGTAGACCCAACTTTAAGTAAACAAGATCAAAGTGTAATTAAACATTTTGAAGAAAATGGTATTGAAGATGTTAATAGTCCTAAAGCTATGGCATTTATGCTAGCAAAACTTTGGGGTGAAAGTGATACAGATGGTTTTATTTATGTAGGCCCTGCAGGTCAAAATGAAGCAAATAGTTTAACAGCCAGAGAAAAAGAAGAACGTTCTAACTTATATGTACATTTAGGTGACTTACAACGTCAACTTTTAATGGGACGACTGACTAGTAAAGAGGACAAACGAAAAGTTTTAGGATTGTATAATACTGAAATCCTAGGATATGGAGAAATTGGTAATAGGGCTCCAACTCAAATTGAACAAGCATACGAAAATAGAAATCGTAAAGTAGTAAAATATGTTGAACAAAATCCTATTGCGCATCAAGGAACAGCAGTTCATGCTCCTGATTCAGGCCCTTCAGCTACACCAATTGGTATACAGAATAAAAACGTAACCCTAGATTTTGCAGCTACTAAAGGATTAGGATGGAGTGATGCATTAACTGGAATGCCTATTACAGACATTCTTGCTGAAGATCTGGACGACATATTAACTGAAGGAACAAAGAGTCCATTTAACATAGCTAATGACGAAACATTAGCAACTGGGTTTAATATGGTAATTGTACCTGATGCTTTAGATTTGAATGGCGACCCAGTATATGAACTTACTGTATATGGATACGGAACTAAAGGAAAAACCGGTACTACAGAAGTTCCTGTAAAAACTTTTAGAGTTAGTAAAGGCCCTAGAGGAAATGCAGATTTAAAAGTAGTAGCAGATGAATTAATGAATTCTACAGACCAGGATAAACATCGTTTAGGAGTTGTAGCTAATGCTAATTATCAATACGGTAAAGTATTGGGAGGTAGACCATTAGAAACAATTAATGCTCCTTTTACTATGGCTGTTAGAAGTAAATATAATAACCAAATGTTAAAGGTTGTACCTGAACCTACTGTGCCCGGAGCTAAAAAAGCATGGAAAGTAGTTGATAGCAATGGAGAACCTTATTTAACACAAACCGTAGTTGTAAATGGTAAAGAAGAAGTAAAACCTTTAATTATAGGTTCCCAAGAACAACTGGTGTTAGAACTACAAGCTACTCAAGCATTTCATGAAACTTATCAGCAAGTTAAAAAGCAATTGATGGAATCTGGTGTAGAATCAGAAAAAGCTACTAAATTTGCAGAAGAACAAGCGTCTTTACGTTACTACTCTTTAAAGCCCCAATAAAATGGATCAACCCAAACCACGCATCCTTCCTAGACAATCATTAAGCCCAAACGTTACTACCCCCAGTTCAATACCTTTAGAAAAACCAACTATTCGCCCTCTCAACTCTTTAATGGGTACTGAGGGCGAACGTGTGTCTTCTATTGTACGAAATTCGAACATTTTTGAAGGGTTTAATCCTGATGACTATAAAAGCTATCTGAATAATGTTTTTGTACCTATAGGTGGTATAAAGGCCCTTGATAAAACAAGAGCGATAGCACAGACAACAGGGGAACAACTATCGTATGCCGTACCTAATGTACTAGGTGGGATAGGAGTAGGACTTGTAGAAAACTTAGGATTCTTAGGTGATTTAGAAGCAAAAGCTCAAACCATCTCTGGAGTTGGAAACGACTACAATAACAAAATTACTGAATGGGCTCAAGAACAACGTCAATCGTTAAGAGAACAGTTTCCTATTTATAGGGAGAACCCAAATGAAGTATATGACTTAGGAGATAATGCGTGGTGGATTTCTCATGGGTCTGACTTGATTGAATCTATTGGAGAGTTTGCAATAACTGGTATGGGAGTAGGTGCCTTAACTAAAGGCACTGCTGGAGCATTGGCTTCATTTTTAAAAGCTGGTAAGTCTATGCGAAATGCATTAACTGCAGGTGCTCAAACTTTTACTGCTGCAGAATTAGCATATGTAGAAGGAGCAATGGCCGGCGCTGATGTATATAAGAGTACACTTAAAGAATTACAAGCTAAAGTTAAATCCGGTGAACTAACTGCACACGATGCAGAGAAAAAAGCAGCAGAAGCTGCAGCCACTACTGTAAGACTTTCTACTTCGTTTAATACTGCTTTAAATTTTACAGGTATTGCTCCGTTGTTTAAAGTAAAAGGAGCATATAATAAAATAGATCCTAAGTTACGTCGTCCTGCAGGCATGAACCGTACTGATTATATGGAGTATCTTAAAAGTATAGATACCCCAGGTACAGGAAGACAGATAGCATCTATGATGTTACGTGAAAGTGGGTTAGAAGCATGGGAAGAAGTAAATACCCAGATTGCTCAAAGAGAAGGAGAATATCAAGGTAAAAAGTCCGCAGGTACTCTTACCGAGGGCGAACAGCAACTAAGTTTTTTAGATAGAGTATTACGTACATTGGGAGAAGATGAAACACACTTAGCAGCCGCCTTGGGTGCAATTGGTGGTGTTGGTCAACAAACAGTATTAGGAGCCATGAATCCTAAGGCATTCTTAAGTCATTTTGAAGAGAATACAACACGTTTTAATAAAGGACGTGAGTATTTAATCAATAAGCTTCAAAAGATGCAAGACGCTCAAACCAGGATGCAAGAGGCTAAGAATACCCCAGAGTATGAACAAGCTACACAGGATTTATTTAATGTAGTAGCGTTTGACTCTTTTGTAAATGGACATCAAGAGGTATTAGCACAGGAGTTTGAAGACATTGCAAATATGTCTCCAGAAGAAGCTAAAGCTGCTGGGTTTGATATTGATCCTAAATCTTACTTATACTACAAGAAAATAGCCGCACAGAAGGCTAAAGACATAAAGTTCTTATCTAAGAAGTATGTAGATATTATGGATAAGTATGATCTTGCTGATTTAAACTCTAACCTTGCAGGTTATGGAAATGAAGCATTTCGCTTATTTCTAAATAAATACAGTTTAGAAACTACTATGTTGGCTTTTACAGAAGAGCTAGAACGTATTAGAAATGAGAACTTTAAAAGCATGCGGGCTCGTGGGATTGATTCTAAAGAGCTAAAAGATTTACGAGAATTAGGAACTAAGCTACAAGCACAAAAATCTTTACTAGAACAAGAAGAACGTAAGCTTAAAGAACTAGAGGAAGCAGATTTAAGCGATCCTATTGTTAGACAACGTTTTGCTAATAAATACGGAGAAATTCCTCCACACTTTGTAAACGGAGTTGAAGTAGTTCCGAATGTAGCTTTTAAAGATTATGTAAAAGGACGTATTGAATACATTTTCAGCAATGCAAATAAAGAAGCAGAACGTCTTTTAAAAGCTTTAGATGCTAAACAAGAGGAAGCTAAGAAAATCCATGGAGTAGGTTTAACTGCAGAACAATATAATGAGTTAATCAAAGAGTCTGTATTTGAAGAACAAGAAGTACAAGACTATGAAAATAAACTAGCAGAGTTACGCCATAGCTATAATACTGCAAATTCAGCTTATACTAAGCATTTAAGCAAAGAAGGGCGAGAAGAATATATTGAAACTATTTTAGGTTGGAGAAAACTCCAAGAAGAAGCTGCTAAAAAAGCTAAAGAAGCCGCAGATGCAGCTGAAGCTAAACGTAAAGCTGAAGAAGAAATAGCTAATGCAAAGAATGCAACGACATCAACCCAAGAGGAACCAAAACCAGAAACCCCGCAAGACTCAGCAACTACTGAAACGCCGGTCGAAGATACCGATGAAGAAAAAGGTAAAACCGATACCGACACAACTACCCCCGGAGACCCAACAGTCACAGGATCTGCAGAAATAAATACTTCTAATGAACCTGACCCAGATACAGTAGATATGACTTCATACATGTTCGATGAAATTGTAAGTAATAAACTACAAGAAGATGGAGCATATGAAGAGAATGGTAATATACTTTTCGTAGGAGAAAAGTTAGTACCGGCTGCAACTGCATTAGCTTATTTATCAAGGGCGTGGAAGTTTGTAAAAGGTACCGTAAATAAACGCGGTAAAATTCCTATTTACAAAGTCTCTGATTCTGATACTAAACATCCTGGGCTATTTAAACTTATAGAGTCTTCTATATTTTTCCAAAAAGGAGATACTGTAACTCTTGCTATAGATACTGAATATAATGTAGTAAACTCACAAGGAGTACGTGAAACTTACAACGATTTAAAAAACGAAGTTGGACGTATTCCTATTAAAATTATGGATGAAGAAGGTAACAAAATTGGTTATCTTCATGATGTTACATGGATATTGCAACAAGTAACAAATCCGGATGGTACAGTAAGTTATGCTAACGTAGCTGACGAAGATCCTGGGCATCCTAAAAAACAAGCTGAATTGGCTTTAGCTTTAAGAAAATGGCTTTTAGCAAACATGGATAACCTTCCTGAGTTTTCTATTAAGTTTAAGTCAATTGGTAAATTATATCAAACTAAAACCCCAGATATTCTAGCTACTAGAGTAACTAACCATTCTGAATATGAAATAGTTATCTATAAAGCCGGAGTTCCGTTTTTAGGACCTTCTACAAGTTCTACTAAGAATATTGTTACAGATGGGTCTAAAATATTCGATGGTACACCAGCAATTGTACTGCCTACTCCGGTAGAGGGTAAATTCGCAGCTGTACCTTTTGTTACAACTACTCTGGAAAAAACTAAGAATGGTGCTGTATTAGATACCATTCAATATGCGTTAAATGCACACTTAACGAATGATAAAGCAGTCCAAAAAGAGGTTTATAAACTAACTTCTCATGACATATCTACACTTGCCGGCCTAAGAGATTTCATAGGCGAATACATGAGTGTATCTAGAATGTCAGGAGAAAGCTTCCAAGATCTATTAAACGGTGACAACATCCCAGGTAATAGATTCTATATGAATATTACCGAAGGCGGTATTTACATTGGTAGAAAAGGAACTAAAGCTCAAAAATTAACAGCTGCTTCTATTAGTGATCCTTCATTCATTAAAACACTCTTTGGTTCTAAACCCCTCCAGATTCAATTAGGACGTCTACAATCAAAAGATCCTTATTCGTTTATATATTTACATAACGGAGAGCTTAAAGTTCAAAAATACGGCTCTTATAGAAACTTCATAGTCAATAATAGTTTAACTAAGGTTAAGGAAACGTATATCTCTGAAACTCAAGAATATAATTTTTTCGATCAACCAGTTATTACTTTTGATTTTGTAGAAGTTATTGGAGATCAATTAACTAAAACTGCAATTAAAACTACTCCTGCCCCAGTTGAAAGTACTCCAACGAACGTTCCAACACAATCTAGTCAGGTTGAATCTACTCCTATTCCTACAAATCAAAGAAAACGCGATTCTTTTCCAGAGACTCAATCAAATACCAGAACTGCAGTAACTCAAGCTTTATTGGATTACTTTGCAGAAGTTAATGGTATTCCTAAGTTTACAGAAGATCTAACTAAAGGAACATATATTAGTTGGTTACAAAATAATGGAGATGGTAAATTAGGAGATGAAATTTCAAGTACACTAAATGCACCTAGAAAGGCTTTTGATTTAATTGCAGCATATGAAGAAAGTATTACTAAACTAAAATCAAAATCATCAGTTCAACCTAACATTTCAGCTATAGAAGCTAAACTAAAAGAGATTGAAGATAGTAGACAAGAAGAATTAAATACTGATAGAATAAGTACAAAAACAAGAACCAATAGAAAAGGTTTAAATGTAGGTGATAAATTTAATACTGGTTATAAAGCTATTGTAGAGTCTAATGATATTCCTTTAGCTACATTATCAAAAGAAGAATTTGATAAATTATCAAAAAAAGAGCAAGAAGAATATAACAATAATCCTTATGAAGTAGTAGTAGAAGTTCTTCAAGAAACAAAATTTGATTCTAATGATAAAATGATTCAAGCACCTATTGTAAGAACAGCATCGTTCAAAAACAAAGAACAAGCTGACAACTGGTTAAAAGAAAGAAAAGAAAAATTAGAACAAGCAAATAAAAACTATTTAAACAAAATCAACGCCAAATACGATGCATTAAGAAACGCTGAATTAGCTAAACAATCTCAGTCAAGTAGTTTAGATATAGAAGCTAAAAAAGCTGATATAGAAAAAAGAAAACAAGAATTAGGATTACAAAAAGTATTAAATATTTATCCTCCCGACCAATCTGGAGGCTATAGAATAAAAATAAAAGGAGATAAATATGAAGTTCTTGTTCAATTTACAGGCAAAAAATGGGATATTTTTCCTAAACAAAAAAATGGAGAATTTCAAGCAACTGACCCTGAAACAGGCAATGCTTTAATAATTAATAAAGAACAAGGTAGAAAATCGGTAGAAAAGTATTTACCTAAAGAACTTATTGATTTGATAGAACAAGCTGAATCTATTAAAGGAATTGAAAATCAAGAAAAATTTGAACAAGGTAAAATTAAAGAGTATGTGGATTTATTTAGAAAAGAATGGTTACAAGAAAGAATACCTATAGAAAAAGAATTATTAGAATTTTATCAATCTGATAAATTTGACAGAGAAAAAGAATCTAAAGAAAGAGTAATAAAAGCACAACAAAAAATAATTGCTAAATATGATGCAGAACTAGCTGCTTTAGAATCACAACAACCTACAGAAACTAAACCTGAACCGGATTCTATAACAAATCCTAATGATCTGTTTGACTCATTAAAAGATGCCTCAGATATGGATATGGAATTCATGTTTGATCCTATTGATGCTATTGAACAGAGTTTGAATACTCGTGAAAATAAAATTGATTTTAGGCTTAGAGCACTGAATCTTTTAATGTCACCTAAAGGAGTACAGGTATTCAATAAAGGTGCTAAAAATAATTGGTCATTAGATAAAATACTTACTGAATTAGAAGTTCCTAAAGAGCAAAAAAATATTTTATTAAACTTAGGTACTACAGATCGTGAGCAATTAATAACAGAGTTGTTACTTAATTATAATTTTGTGGTTGATATTAATACTTCTGCACAAACTTATAGTTATGATTCTACTGATCCTGAGTATGATAGTGAAGGTGAGATAATACCAAAAGGAGCACCAACTCAGTATTACGCTAACATGGCAGCACCTGGAGGAACTAACTACAGAGAAAGAGAATTCAGAACTCCGTTGATAATGCCTTCAATTAAAGGACATGCTCAGTTTAGTACTAACAATGGAATTGGGTGGGTTAGAGTGGATGATAAACTCGAAAAAACAGGTAATCAACTTCCTTTAGGAGGACAATTACAAACAGATGATTTTGATGGGTTTATAGGATCTACTACAATTGAAGATTATTTAGATGGATATTTTTATCATTTAACTGAGTATGAAGGAAAAACTAATGAAGAAGCAAATCAGTTAGTAGAGCAACAGAGAAAAGAATTTGAAACTGCTACTAGAGATGAAAGAGTGGCTGGTAAAACCCTCCGAGTACAAGAAATACAATCTGATTTGTTTCAGAAGGGTAGAAATAAAACGGAGTTAGTAAGTGAGGTTCAAGGGTTAGAAGTTCCTGATCCACATAATTTTGATTCCCAAGAAGATTACGATAAAGCTTACTTAGCTTACTTAAATGAAACTCAAGATTATACTAAAGAAAATCAATTCTTACAACTCCTAAACACCGACAACAATTGGGTAGGATTCTTCATACGTTCAATCATTCAAGATGCCGTTAAACAAGGGTATGAAAAAATATTATTTCCTAGTGGTAATACAGCTTCTAAAATAGAAGGACATACTACATTGGAAGAGTTTAAGAAGCAGAAAGAGACTAGGCTTAAACAACTTGAACAAGAGCTCCAAACTAATATTGAAAAACAATCTGTTGCTTCTTTTGAAGAAATTACAGTAAAAGATTTTTCTATTAAAAATGACAAAGGAGAAAGAGTAGATTATAGTAAAAGAGGAGGAGTTTGGGCAAAACAAAAAATAACTAATGAAGGTGAATTTAAAGTAGCTCGTCCTACAAATGAAGATGTATTAAACGCATACAAAGAAAATCTACAGTTTTTAACTTCTAACGAAAACATAAACACTGAAATAACCCAAATTAAAGCTGAACTTGCTAGAATAGAAGGCCCTGAAGGATTTGGAGCTTTAAAACCTATTTATAATTTCTATGAAAATCAAGTAAAAAGAGTTCTTGAAAAACAAGGATATAATCCTAAACCAATTACAGATGAATATGGTAATACTTGGAATGAAGTAGTTTTAAATAAAGACAGAGACCTAAAATATATTGAGTTACTACCAGATTCAAATTCGCAAGATACTACAGATTCTTTTGTAAACCACAGTGGAGGTGCTGTTGGAGCTGATAGTATGTTTGATGCAATAGGTAGAACTTTTGGGTTTAATAATCACAATCACTATTGGTCTAATAATAAAACACCTTTAGGTAATAAAGAGCTTACCAACGAACAATTAGCCGAAGGAATTTCTCATGCAAAAGAAGCTGCTAAAGTATTAGGTAGACCCTGGGTAGATAAATATGCAAATTTATTAGGTAGAAACTGGTTTCAAGTTAAAAACTCTACACAAGTCATAGCTATTGCTCCTATTGTATATCCAAATGAAATTAATTCAAAAGGTTATAAAGTAAATGCAAAAAGAACCACAGTAGATGGTGGTACCGGATATGCTGTAGAAATGGCCATCGCTAACGGTAAAGAAGTTAATGTTTTTGATACTAAAACTAACCAGTGGTACAAATGGAATGGAACTACTTTTGAAAAATCAACTGTACCTATATTACATAAAAATTTTGCTGGAATTGGAAGTAGACAAGATAATGGAAAAATGACTCCTGAGTCTATACAAGCTATTAAAGATGTTTATTCTTTAACTAAAGCATCTTTATCTAAATCAACTAATCAACCTAAATCTACTTCACAACCTTTAATTACATGGGCTAGAACAGATGCTAATTCATATGAAGTATCTTCTGCTGGAGATAAACGATTCAGTGCTTTGTTTGCTAAATTAAAAGATGGTCGTACTATAGAAGAAGCATACCAACTAGATGTAAAAGGTTATAGAGCTCAAGGCAATGATTGGAAATTAGGTAAAGGAAAAGCGCCTTTACGTTCAATAACTAAAGAACAAAGTTGGACAGAGTATAAAGCTTTATGGGCTCTTTACTTAGATGAAAACCCAGACCTTGAAACTGATTTGCGTACTAAAGCTGCAGGAAAAGTACTAACAGATAAATTTGCTAATACAGATATTTCTCAAGCTAGAGCACTTGCAGAATTGCTAAACGAACGTCAACCTAAACCAGTTGATAAAACCCCAGTAGCTCCTTCTACTCCATCTACTTCTGCACTCACTCTTACTTCTGAACAAGAAGTTAAACTAACTAAGAGTGTAGAAAACTTATATATAGTAGATTCTAAAACTAAACTACCTATTAAAGGCTATAAGCAAAAAGCAATTATAGACGGTATTTTAGCTAATGTATTTAGGTTACAAGAACAAGGTAAAACTGTTACGGAAATATTCGACTTAACATTTGAAGTATACGCGAATTCTAAAAAAAGATGGGATCTATTAACCAGTGGTCAAATAGATTTTACAAAACCTGAAGTTGTTACACGTTACAAAGCTATTGGAATTGACTCTTTAACAGCGTCTCCAGAAGTATTAAAAGACGCCGCAGCTGATATGGCAGAAGAGTATGACTTAGTTTTACGTAACTGGAAAGCTTTTGTGTTGAATACAAAAGAAGAACTTACAGCTATTGGAATTACCATGAAAAAAGGTAAATTCAATATGAGTACACATTCAGAAGTACTCACAGAAGGAGAATTAAAAGAACTAGAGGATGATTTTCAATATGAAGGTTCAAGCTATGAACGTGTAAAGTTTAATGATGGTGCTCACTTTGAAATAGATCAACGGTCAACAGCCTCTGGTAAGCTTAAACTCTTTTTACGTACAGTAGTAGATGCTGAGTACAAACCAGATGGAACTATTCATAAACTAAAAAACCATTTAGGACTAAATGTATTAGTACCTGTGGATATTGTATTTAATGAGTTATTAAGTGCATTACAGGGTAAACCACATGATTTTGCATCTATGCTTCTTATATTGAAAACGGAGCATGCATTAAATCCTCGTTTACAGCAAGTAGTAGAAAAGCTAGAAAAACTAGATAGTGAAAGTCTTCGTAACCAGTTTGTAACTACATTTTCAAATGCACTAGCTGAATTTCTTACTGTAAAGTATATTACTAGGTCAGAAGGAAAAGGTTCTACAAAAACTAAAAAGACTCAAATAACGCCTTTAGAAACAAACCGTATTGGTTTAGATAGACGTATTTTAAGTATCTGGATTGAGAACCAAAAGTTACTTCCTTTAGTTCGTTTTACTGCAGAAGGTGCAATTATTAACCAGGATGAAGTAGCTAGGTATAATGAAGGACTTGCTAGATTAGCTAGTAATCCAAATAAAACTAATGCTGAGATCAATGAAGTATTAGAAATCATAGGTATCAGTCTAAGTCACGAGTCTATAGACCATTTACGTAAAAACAGCGTTAAAGAACTTAACACTTCATTCGAAGCTCTTTTTACCAAAGGCCTCTTCTCCTATATCGGACGTAGTATGCAAGGTTTATCTTATATAGATGGTGAAGATACTGAAGTAGATGCAAACGAAGACCAGTCGTTTACAGAAAACAACCCTTTGATTAACGATAGTGCATTTAAAAAGTTAGCACAGATTGAACAAAGGTTTACTAAAAATATATATCCTACATCTAGTAGAGGAGGAGATGGTAAGACTAAACAGTCGTTTACTAAACCTACTTATCTATCTCATACTTTACGAAGATTAAAAGATAACGATAAAACACTTATTAAACAGTTAGAAGCAGATCCTTTTTCTAAAAATTCGATCTATTTAGCACGATTAAAAGAGAGTGAAAAGTTCCGTACTTCAGTGTTCAAAGTATTTTATGCTGATACGATTAAGAAACAAAAATCTTCACGTCCTGGGATTGTTCGTCAAGAAATGACTGACATAGATATGGAAGTGTGGGTATTAGGTTTATTCCAAAATCGTAATCAACTGTTTGATACTAAAGGGGCCACAGGTAAAGATCAACGTGTTTGTTATATTCCATGGTTAACTATTTCAGATAAAACTACAACTCCTATTTTAAAAACAATACGTGAAGAACTAGCATATGTTATTGAAGATAATGAGTTAAGCTTTATCAATGAAACTAAAGCTACGATTGTTAAGCTTATTCAAGCTGAAGCACATCGTATTACTGAATACCAAAAAAATAGACATAAAATTACTCCGGAAAATAAAATCAACGGATATGATGACGGAGGTGCAGAGTTATTTCACTTCTTCCCATTTTTAAATAAAGATCAATTAGAAAATACTGATGGTATCTGGTCAGGAGATGATTTAACATTAACTCCTGCAGGCATGGAAAAAGCAGTAAAACTAGTAAGTGAACATATTAAAACAACCGCTTTAAAAACAGTTGAAAGGTGGACACAGATGGGTATTGTTAATTTACAGACTAAAGAAGTGTTTATGGATGCTTCTTACTTAAATAATATACCTAAAATACAAGCAGTTTCTTTAGCCAATAAAGTTCTATACGCAGCATTAGATATTGAATTTAATAGCATTGTAGCTTATATGAACATGGCTCAGTTAGTATCTGGAGATCCTGCATTACACCATAAGCCTCTTAAAAAACCAAGTGATAGAAATAAGCCAAGTAAGGAACGAATTGCAGCTGCAGTTATTGAATATCAAAAACGTTTAGCTAAAGATATTGCTCCTGGGTTAGATGGTAACTTTGACCCAAATGAACGTATTAAATACATCATACTCAAAGACAATGTCGTAGCTTCTTATCAATTAGCAGAATACACCGAAGCTTTGGGTGCAGCATCTGGGTATGATAAAATCAATACCACAGATGCCCAGGAGGTTACTACATTAGCTGAACATTTGCATGTTATGCATAAATACGGACAGCTTACAGATGAAGAATACAAAAACTTCAAAGACCGTATTGATAATGCTAAAGCTAATAAAGAAGATGTTATTTTAACTCCGGAAGAACTCACTCTTGTTATGAGTGCAGTTAAACCAGTATATGTAGAATCTGTATTTGATTCTGAGCGTTCTATTAGAAGAATGCATTATATCAAATCATCTTCATTCCCGTTAATACCTCAATTAATTAAAAACACCGAAACTAAAAAGCTATTAGATGCTATGATAGCTGCCGGTGTAGATAGAGCTGCTTACGTATCTGCAAGTAAATTAGGTATTATGAAAGTCACAGAGATTCATAATCCTGATGGAACTGTTAAAGACAACTTAGATTTAAGTAACTCTATTATTGAACTTCCAAGAAGTGGATTTAGAATACAGCAAGAAAACCCTTATGATCCTGATAAACAGAAGATTGTAACAGTTAGTCAAATGAATAAACTATTATTTGAGGGTATTCTTAATATGTCTAAGTTCGTTCTTCCTGGTCAAAAAGAAAACTATGTAGGACATGAATTAAAGGCTTTAAAGGAAGGCATTAAGCAACGTTTAATGTCTATGGGTGCTGATAAGTTATTCGATGATTTAGGCGTAGTTAATGACGAAGGAGTTTTACGTATTCAGGATATAACTAAGCTTCAAAAAGCACTAGTAGAAGAGGCCAAGGGTAGAAAATACCCTATAAACGATATCATGAGTTTACAATTAAACGCAGATAAAACTGGGTTTATTATTCCTCTAGGATTCAACGCATCTGCAGCTAAACTAGAAAGTATGTTGATGTCTTTGATTACTAATCGTATTCTACATCAAAAGATGAAAGGACTTTCATATGTACAAGGTTCGGCCGGTATAGGGCTCCAGGGTATGAAAGAATGGAATGAACTAGAAGCAGCTGACCAAAGCAGTATCATATTTGTCGAAGGTTTTGATTTCTCTAAAGGTCTCCAGTATGTAAGAAATAACCACAATAAAACTAAGTTATTAGGAGCTCAAGTATTAGTTCCTTCTTTCTTTAGAGATGATAATGGTAACCTAGTAGATGTATCACTATTAACTAAGAAACTTCCTGATGGAAGAACTGTACTAGATCCTGAAAAGGTACCTGCAGAACTTCTTACTATGGTCGGTGCACGTATTCCTAACCAAGGGCATTCATCAATGTTACCAATGGAAGTTGTAGGTTTTTTACCAGAGTCTATGGGTAATTTGATTATAGTACCAAACGGTATTACTACTCAAATGGGTGCTGACTTTGACGTAGATAAACTCTATGTATATCAGTACCATCATACTTATAAAGACGGTAAGTTTTCTAAAGTAACTTCAGCTGCAGTAACTAATAAAACAACTGTAGTAGGAGAAGATCCTAAAGAACTTCAAAACTTATACGTAGATATACACTTAAGTGTATTAACTAATCCTAAAATGCTTTCTAGAATTGTTGAACCTTTAGATCAACCATTCTTACAAGACTTAGCTAAAGAAGTATCTGAAATCCAACAAGACACAGAAAGTGGCGGGTTCTTTACTCGTCGCGGACAACAAGTAGGATTTATTTCTAACAGATATGGTAAAAAAGGAGTAGCTGTAATGTCTTTGGCTTCAACCTTTAATGCTATTATCCAGGATAAAAACATGTACTTAAAAGCTGGAGATAGTAAGCGTTACTTTAGATTTAAAGGACCGGCCGGCGAATTGTTAATGAGTAACATCTCAGGTGTTGGAACTGTAGAATATAATGGAGTTACAATAAGAAAACAACAGATTATTTCTGCTATTCAGTCCGCAGCTGTAGATAATGCTAAAGATCAATTGTTAGATAAATTGAATCTTAACAGCGATACGTTTAAAGTAGCTATCGTTCTAGCTTTATTAGAAACTGATAACGGAACTATTCTTTCACCAGATTACATTGCGTACTTCTTAACTCAACCTGTTGTAAAAGAATTTTTAGATGAACTACAAAAACTTCGTAGTACAGTAATTCGTAGTGAAACCAGTAATTTTGAAAATGAAGCGTTTTACAGAGTAACAAAACGTTGGATTGAAAAATTAAGTAACGGAGTTGTTGATTCTGATGGTATGGAAAACAAATCGTTTTCTCCTCAAGAGCTAAAAGATATGTTAGTTCTAGAAAACCCCACAGATGAACAAATTACTAATCAGTTAAAAGTACTAGCTTTATTCAGTGAATTATCTGCGTACGGAGACGAACTCAGTAGAATTCAAAGTGTTATAAATACAGATTCTAAAGGTGCCGGCCAAGATTTATTTGATGCCGTATATAGAAATGGATTAGTTGACACAGTACTAGATAACCCATTAATTGCTAACTCTAAGGCCCTTATTTATAATACAGACCCTGTGACAGAAATAGATACTGAAACAGAAATAGGTACAGCATTGCGCCTTGGGCCTCGTTTGGCTTTGTCTTTATTTAATCCATTGTTCTTCTATGAAACTCCATTCTTTAAAAGCTTAAGTAGAGTATATCAGTTTAATACCGGAGAACCTCATGTAAATAGTGATAAATTAAGACTATTAGCACGAGCATATAAATCCTATGGGTTTTCTAAAACTATTCCAAATGTAAACGCTGTAAGAACGCAATTACTGTTTGGAGACCAATCTCTGGCTAAACGTTTGCATCAAGCTAAAACAACAGAATGGGGTAAACGTAACATTCTTTTACAACGTTTAAACCCAAAATTTGCCGGTAAATTAAATGATATAGATACCGTATCTTATTATGCTGCTACATCTACTAACATCGATGAAAGCGATAACATTAAAGCTTTTGTGGATTTATTAGTATCTAATGACCCTATACAAAAAGAACTAGCGTTAGATTTAGTAACATATCTAATAGTTACCGGAGGAGTTCAAAATGCTCTTAACTTCTTAAAATACGCTCCTGTTCAAGTATTAATTGAAACTGGGGTCGTTGCGAAACTAAAAGAATTTGAAAACACTGAAGACGATCCACAAGTTTTATTAAAGCAATTCTTTCAGCATAATCCAGAAGAAGCTATTCAGTTAGATGTGAATATCACTAATCAAGTATCTTTAGTTACTGCAGATCAAAGCGTAATTCGTCTTACTAATCCGGAAAAAGATACCTTCCCTAAATCAGCAGATAGATTAAAATTAACTATCCCTGGGGTGCAAGGAACTGTGGTTCCTACCTATTTATCAGTTAGGAATCTACAGAACAACACATGGATTTTGTACGAACGTCAAGGTGTAGATGTGAACAACGATATAATTTACAAAAGAATTCCTGTATTAGGTAATTCTTTTATAAGTGAGTACGATGGTAATTTAACTCTAACAGACTATCAACCAAGTCTTTTAGCTGATAATCCAAAAGTAAATATTCCACAGAGTTTAGTTCCTGTAGTTAAAATTGCTGCACCTACAAAAACTACTGATGATACGTTAAATCCAAATCCTGAAAGCCCAGCTGGTTCCACAAATGTACTACTCACATTTGACAATAAGCCGAAACTTAAGTTTATACCAGATCTTGCTGAACAGGAAACTTTAGAATCTGCATTACCAAAAATATTTAGTGAGATTGAAAGTAAAATTCCTACTCCTAGTAACATGTTGTTAATAGAGACAATGGAGTTTTTTAAAGACATATTTGCTAAAAAAACTACATTCAGTACTATCAATAACCCTGAATTCATTTCTACAGCTAGTTGGGGTCTGTACACTAGTACAAATGAAGTTAAGATGGATATCTTTATTAATGAACCTAAGATTAGAAGCTTAGAACATTATGCAGAATCAGTCTTTCATGAGTTGTTCCATGGGCTAAGTTCTATTAAATTATACCAATACGAGTTTGAACATAAAAAAGGTAGAGGATTTTTTAGAAGTAAAAGGGATAAAGTATTTAAAGAGTATCTAGAAAGCCTGCCTCCATTATCAGAGTACGATAAAAAACTCATTAGAAACTTATATACTTTAATGGATATAGCACGTCAAAAACTGCTTAAAGATCCAAAGTATGCTAAAGTAACTAAGTTAATTATGGAAGCGGAGATACAAAGAGATTCTGAGACTGGAACTCCTAAGTTTCCTACAGATGAGCCTTACTTTAAAACTGTGTACCCGTTGTTTAATATTCATGAGTTTATAACCGGAGTTATGACTAATGAAGATTTTCAAAAAGTATTAGCTGAAATGCCGTTTAATAGCACTCAGACATTATGGGAACGTATTGTAGAGTTATTTACTAAATACATTGAAACAATTGCAGCTAAATTAGGGAAGAATATTGACAACACAGTTCTATATTCATCTATTCATGATATACTTTCGCTTATTGACAAAAAAGACTCTACTGAAATGGGCCCTGGGAAAAAAACAGCACCTGTAGGCCCTCCTGTAAACGATAGTCCTGTAGTAGAAGCACCTAAACACGTAGTTAAATTAGAGTCTGGAAAACAAATTACACTGAATGTTCAACAAGTAGAAGCTCTTAGTATTATCAATGTATTTCTAGATAAAGTTATACCTTCTGATGCTACCCCAGATCAAAGAACATTTGTACTAAAAGGATATGCAGGAACTGGTAAAACTACTATCATTAAAGAAGTTTTAAAAGGCAGACGTAAAAAAATAGCAGTTAGTGCTATTTCACATGCTGCTACAAATAAAGTTAAGCAAACTACTCAGTTTCCTGGTACGACTTTAGCTTCAATTTTAGGATTAGCCCCAGATTATAAAGCAGATGAATTTGATATCGATAATATAAAATTCGATGCTAAAAATCCTCCTTTATTGCCAAAATTGGATATTCTTATTATAGATGAGTATTCTATGGTGAATAAAGACCTTTTAAAATTCCTGCTTTTAGAAATGAAAAAGCATACTAATCTTAAAATTATATTTATAGGAGATCCGGCACAGTTACCCCCTCCTGGAGAAGATGAATCTCCTGTGTCTTATATACTGCCTAATAGTTATCAACTAACTATAGTTGAACGTCAAAATAATAGTAATCCTATCTTAGATGTTGTAACTGCTATTAGGAATGATCTAGAATCTACTAAAGATGCATTTACTCATGCTACTATGGTTAACCCTAATACAGAAGAAGGAATTGTATTTTTTAATTCTGATACTGAAACAGATAGACAAGCATGGGAAGATACATTAATGGCTGCTTTTAGTTCTGAAGAATTTCAAAGTAACCCACTGCATGCAAAAGTTATAGCGTTTACTAATCCTAAAGTAGAACAATATAATAAGTGGTTGCGTAAAAAATTAAGACCCACAGACCCTTATTTAGTTTCTGTTGGTGAAGTATTATTTACATACGCATCCTTTAAAAAAGGTTATGATGTAGTTATGCCAAATTCTAGTTATCAACGTATTAACTACGTTAAACCAGATACACATCATACTGGATTAACTGGGTATACAGTAATGTTTGAAGACGTAAATAAAAAATTCTTTGTCTTAGACTATACAAAACCAGATAACATAGTAATGTATTCTGAATTACTAGAAGAAGCACGTGCTAATGCTAAATTGACTAAAAACTGGGATGCATTTTGGGATTTGCATGGTAGTATTATTATTCTTACAGATACTGTGTTAAGAACAAAAAATAATACTACAAAAACTCTTACACGTAACATGGACTATTCATATGCTACTACTGCACATAAAGTACAAGGTCAAGATATAACCCATGTATTCGTAGATGAGAACAATTTAGAAAAGATGAAGAAAAATGTAGTCGTTAATGGTAAAGTAACTACACGACTTGAGACAGACTACAAAACCATAAACCGTGCAAAGTATACTGCATTTACAAGAACTACTAAAAAAGTATACTCGTTATCAAGCAAAACTACTGAACACGATAACCAGTTTAAAGACAGCGAGTTTGCAATAAGTAGTAATCAAGATTCAACGTACAAAGAGATTATTGGACGTATTAGAACACGTATACATCAGTTAAAAAAATCAGCATTAAAAGATCAGAAAAATGCTGCTGTGTATGAACTAGAAATTACCAGACTCGAAGCTGAAATTAATAATCTTAATAAGACTCCTACTATTGCAGAAATACTAGAAGCCGTAGGACGTAGTTTAACCTGGGTAGAAAATATGTTGAATAGAAGCCATCTTACCGATAGCCAACTACAACAAATTATTGAGACTCTGGATGCATGGAAAAACATTCGTACTGCATTATTCAACCTAGATATTGAAACACCTAATGATGAGTTTGCACGTACGTTGGATTTACTTGAAAATAGAATAACTGCTAATGAGATTAAGTGGGAAAAGATAGCTAGAACATTAGTAGCTAACCGTATTACTAATGAAACTAGTGCTAATATGCCGCCTTCTGGGCTTAAACAACTTAAAGACATTTCCACAGGTGCTGCCTATGGATTAGATGCTTCAAGACAAGGTAACCCAGTAACCTCTTTCTTAGCCAAAGTACTTCAAAGTACAGCTAGGGATGCAAACTATAAATCTGCAGCGCTCCTTAAAGAAATAGAAGACAAACGTACGTGGTTTATGGGTACCGAAGGCTATCGTAAACATAAATTCGAAGTCTTTTTACAACGTCATGAAGGAGAATGGACTGGTAATATGGTTACGTTAGAAAGTGTTCAATGGCATAAAGATGTTAGTGCACTTAAACGCTCGGTAGCTTTTGCAGCCGGTAGTAATAAACTACATAAAGTAAAAGGTAAGATTGCTCAATTTAGACGATTTGCTAATACTGAGGCTATTATTATTGACATCTATAAACTATACGATGCAGCCCAAAAAGATGAGTACTTAAAATATCTCGAGCAAGAAGTAGGTCCAGAAAGAGCTACAGAATTAGTTGCTCAAGCTAAATCTAAAGTAGAGCACTATTGGAAACAGCTTGCTAGCATTAAGTTAAACTTAGATATTCAGCAAACTTTAGATTCTTCATTTACTGATAGTATGAAAAGTGAAGCTTTATTACAATGGAAAGAACGTAATTCTCCATTCGCAGCATTTGATGAAATCATGAATGACCAGGTATCTGATATTATGCACGATCGTAAGAATTATAGCCGTCTTGTAATAGCTCCTAGAAACTCAGCTAATACTAAGTACTTTGATTCTAACTGGACTACTATTCAAAATGATCCTGATCTAAAAGAGTTTTATAACTGGTACAGAGATAAGCTTTCTATGTTTATGGACTTAATTCCAGCTCATTTAAAGCATAAAAATCGTATCTATGATAACTTCCTACCTAAGGTTCGTAAAGATCTTTTAAAAAGCTTCCTAGAAGGTGGAACTAAAATAGGTATGCAACATTTAAAGAGTGAAGCAATTTTTGGATTAGGAACTGCTCCTATTACTGGTAGCGCATTAACTATTGGTGACCGTACAGTTGAAGAAGTACCGTTTAACTACTTAAACCCTATAACTAAAAAAGTAGTTGTAGAAAATAGATTAGTGTCAGGTGTAGATAGTAAACACGTACAAGAAGTAAATGCAGCGGATGAAATGCAATCTAAAGATTTGTTTGACATCTTAGGATTATTCGGTCATATGGCGTATAACTATCAGCATAAGAGTGTAGTAGAAGATATATCTCTATTAACTAAGCGTGTTGTAGAAAATGCTGCTGAAGTTGTAGTAGATGCCGGCGGTAAAAATATCTACGATAAAACAAAAAAGAAGTTCTTTACCAAGTCTAAAGGTCTGGAAAATCTAAACAAAAGTCTTCAGTACTTAATAGATGCTAGCTTATACGGTAATAGAAACGTAGAAATAGGACAGACTAATCAGAAATTGTTTGCTGATCCTGAAATGAAAAAACTACATGAAGCAATCGTACGAGAATTAGTAGAGCTTGAACAGTCTAAAGATTCTATGAGTTTAGCTGACTACTTAGAAAAGAAAGAAGAGCTTGAAGAACAGATGAAAACTCTGGATTATCGTTTATATACTCATTCTAAAGCACTGAGACAACTTATGCAAGTAACTCAGTTAAAAGGAATGGGATACAATATCTTCAGTGCTTTCAGTAATATCGGATTTGGAGTTATGGCAAACTTTATCCATGCTAATGGACGTAGAGATTTTGACAACTCTTCAATGATGAAAGCCTGGACAATTATGTTACATGCAAGCGGTAAATCAGTACAAGACAATACCGGAATTCCATTAACATCAGATGTAGCTAAAAAGGTAGCCGCACTAATGGATAAGTTTGACGTGTTATTTGAAGTAAACGAAGCTGCATATAATAAGTCTTCAAAACGTAGAACTTGGTTTTCTAAGTGGGCCCCATATGAACTACAAAAACGTTCTGAATATTTTGTACAAGGTATGACCATGGTTGCTATGTTACTACATGAAAAAGTAACTGACGTAAACGGTAAAGAACGTACGCTTTTTGAGGCATTTAACGCAGATGGAGAATGGAATGCTACAGAGTTTGGTTTAAATGAAAACTGGAGCGGAGACATAGATACTGAGATGAAAGACTTTAAAGCTTTCAGAAATAAGATGATACAGTTAATTAAACGTATCCACGGTAACTATGATCCTAACTCTCCTATTTTGATTAAGAAGACCATACTAGGACAAATGCTTATGCAGTTCAGAAGTTGGATGCCGGAAGGTATTGCTTCTCGCTTTGAAAAAGAAGATATGGATGAACAACTAGGACGTGTAGTAAGAGGACGTTGGGCAACATACGGAGATATAGGAGCGTTAAGGTCTTTGTTTACCCTGGGCCGTCAGTTACTTTATATGAACGATCCTGATAAAGCGTTTGAGCTTATACGTAAATCTGCTGCAGAAGGTGGAGAATTTAATGTAGATACAGCTATTGAAAATATGAGAAAGAACTTATCTGAATTAGCTTTCTTAGCATTACTTACTGCATTTATGTGGGGATTAAAATATGCTTTTGAAGATGATGAAGACGAAGTAACTAAAGCTGCTTATCATATGATGATGAACCAGTTTTCTCGTGTTGCTGCAGATTTATACTTTTATATAAATCCTTCTACGTTTGAGCAAATTATAAAAAATCCACTACCTGTATTTAGAACGGTCATTGACTTTGTAGAGGCCTTTGATACAACACAGGAAGAATTGTTTACAGAAGATACTGACTGGGAAAAAGTACAACGTAATACTTATAAGGCATTTCCGATAGTAAACAACGTTAACAAGTGGAAAACTCAAGCGGATTCTATACTTGAATAGCCAGTGAAAAAAAAGACCCAGTAGCGTTAGTACTGGGTCTATATTCCTTTTTAAAATGTTCCTACTAAAGATTGTAAGTATTTAGCTTCTTTATCGTGCGCTTCAGCAATAGTCTCTTTTAAAGTACTTAATCTAATTGTAGTACTTTGTTTTTGAGTCAAGCGTAATTTAGTAAGTTTTCGTTTTAAAAGAAGAGAAGTATCATCTTCTAGTTCATTTAAAAACTCTTTTACTGTATAATCATCCCAATCTTTCATTCCTACCGGAGACCAAAATCTAGAACGTTCTGGGGTATGATCCCAAGTAAAACCACGAACTAAAAGATCGTGCCAACTGTGTGGCATAGCTTTATGGAATCTATCTATTAGTTCTTGTGTTGCATATTCTGAAAAACGCTGTTTCCAAAGATTAAAAATTTTAGCAGGAATTTCACTGCGAAACTGGGCCTCTGCTTTCTCTAAGACAGCAGTAAGATTACGTTTAGACATTTTCTAGTTCAGTTTGAAAGGTTAATAAAGTTTTCTTTACTTTTTGTAGTCTTACTTTAACATCTGTTGACTTTTGTTTTAGCATAACTACTTTATGACTTAGATGAGCTAGTTTATCTACTTCTACTTCTTCTGGTACATTATGATCTTTTACATCAGAAGTACTAGCAAAAAAGCGAGTATAAAACTTAGGCGCTGTTAAAGAATACAAAACATCAGTAGTACCTGCATGAACAGAAGCCCAATATTGACCAGGGTTATCAGGTTGATAATTATATTCATCTTCAGTACTTTGACAGTCCCATACCCATCCTTGCATAATAGCTTCTGAAAAAGTTTCTGGGTCTTCTTCTTTATGGCGACCAGCTAAATACCGATTTACAGACGCTCTAACCACCATTTCATCTGGTAGAGTTTCTCCATTTTCCTCATTGAATAGTTTTTTTAAAAGCAAAGAATCTCTTATAATCCACAACTCTTTTGCCGGTTTTAAAGGTCGTAGTAATTGCTCATATAAACGCGTTTCTATAAAGTCATATGAATAACAGTTGTGAAGTAAGAGATAAAGTTCTTTAATAATTTTAGTTAAATTACTAGTAGGAGAAGTAGATCGTCCATATAAAAAAAACAATAAAGACTTTAAATCTTCATATTCACTCTCTTCTTGTTTGGCTTTTGCTACGGCATAAGCTGCAGTATGAGGTATATAATAATCAATACCTAAAGCACAAATATACAGTAATGAAAAAGGTACATCGTCATCACTAGAAAACCGGGCTTGAAGAAGTTTTAATACTGCTTGTCCAGTAGGGGATAAATTTTGCATTGTGTTGGTTTTTATAGGGTTAATGTTTTCTGTTGTCCATATCAGGTCTGTTTTTATACATATAGGATAAAAACATTGCATTACACATAATATGATCTACGTGTGGTAGTTGACTCTCTGGGTCAATATCTTCTCCATTTAAGTATGAAACTGTATGTCTTAGTAGACTATCAATTATACTTTTAACGGGTAAGCCTTTTTTCCAATTATCAACTGAATATTTTATAGCTCCAAACTCTAATACTTTTACCATTCCTTCAAGACTATCAAAGTCTACTAAAGTCCATCGTAATTTACTAGCGTTATGTCGAATAGCTAATTCTTCTGTACTAGACATAAAAAGAAATAAAAAAGGGTAGATTTCTCTACCCTTTTATGAAATAGAATAATGCTTAAGATTGATAGAAACCGGTACTAAACGTAGTCCCACTTGCAGTATATTGAGCTGTTTGCTTTTTCATAGACTGTGTAGCTTGAAATAACCCCTGAGTAAATCCTTCTTGAGTGTTATTTACTAGTAATACATTAGTTTCATCTATACCAATAGACATAGCATATGTTTTACCAGCAGAAGTACCACTAAACAAACTTATAGACTGACCTTTTGCAATGGCTAGTTTTACTGCTTGACTTGTTAATACCGCTGTACTACGAGAAGCATTTTCTTCTCCGTCTGTAAACGCTACAATAAAAACTTGCTCAGTTTTAGGTACATTTTTTACACATTCAATACCGGCAATAATAGCATCATTTAATCTTGTGCTATTTTGTTTACAAGTATATATTTCAGCTAATTTATTGTCTATATTTCCAGGAGTAATAGCAAAAGAGGCTTCTTTAATCTCAGAACCAAAGAAAAGTAAATGAAAATACACTTGAACATCAAGCTCTGTAGTTTGATTCCACGCAGTTTTAACGTATTCAACTATGCCTTTGTGTGCAGCTTTTTGACGTTCGCCTCTCATAGAACCGGAATCATCTGCAACAATTACATGATGTACAACACGTTTAGCTACTTTACCTTTTTTAGGTTTTGGAGTAGGGACACTTTTAGATGCCATTTCTGCTTTTGCAGTTAAGAGGGCTTCTATTTCTCTTTTTTTCTTAGACAAAATAGTCTGTTGTGCAGAAAAATCAGAAGCGGTTAGACGCAACCCAACCCTACGGGCTTTGTTGATCCAATCTCGCATGCTCTGTTTAACTGCCCATTTAGGCATTGTGGGCATGAGTTTAATTATTTAGAAGTGTAACAAACACCGTTAATTACTAAAGAAGAAATAGTACGGTGGTCAACTTGACGAAGAGCATTACCTTTAGTAATCTCCAGGTCAATAACATTAGAGCGTCCTAAATTAGGTTCTCCACTAATTAAATGGCCAGTAAGCACACGCTTAGAACCATCTTGTTTTTCAAAAGTAACAGTAAAGATTTTGTCACCGGCACTTAATAGGCGTTCTGCCATTTCATTCTTACCTACAGCTACTTTAGAAGAAAACTGTTGATTAGAAAGTAAAGACTGCTCAATAAGCTCTTTACCCTTAATGGTAAGAGTGTTACCGGAGGCATTTTTAACTATCATACTTTCATTTGTTTTGTCCACAGACACAACAGTAAAGTAATCAGTCATACTGAATCGTTCTCCAACTTTAATTTTGTCGAATGAACAAGCAGTTGCAGCAGCTGTAGTAGCTGGTGCGGTTTTGGATTTTGTGGTTGTTGCCATAATAATATAAAAGTTAAAAAGGGCTACACTAAGCGCCCTTTTGTTCGTAATGAAGAGATTACAAATAGTAAAACCTCTGGAGAAAACAACTCTTTATCCGGATCTGGGATTGACCATACTTCTTGATCTCCTATATCCATACCTATCTTCTCTTCTTGTTTTCTTTTCAGATCTGGGTGTTTTTCTAGTATCTGAGATACTTGTTGAGAACTTCCCCATACCTCTTTAATCAGAGTTTTTGCATCATCAGAAATTTTAGAGTATTGACCTTTTTTAATCTTTTGATAATCAGCTTGTAGAAGAGCGGGAACTTCAAAAATATACATCATTAAAGCTCCGTCGTATACATCATAGGAAGCTTTAAAATGCTTTAAGCCTTCTAACCAAGCCTCTAAGTCTGTAAAACGTTTTAGCATCTCACATCTTAGTAGAATAAACACATGGTTATCAGAGTATTCTGTTGTTCCCATGCGTATATCATCCATATAACAATCGACAAAATAAGGTTCCAAATCCTTCTTTTTTATTCCTGTTAAAGGAAGTAAAAATACTGTAGAAAGTGTTTTCTTATCTTGTGCCATTATATAGTATCAATAAGGTCTAAAGGTAATGACCCATCCCCTTCGTAATACTCTCTAGGATAATCCCAGAGGTCATTATCAAAGTGCCATTTTAAACGTTCTAAGTTTTCTTCAACTGCTAATTTAGCAATTTGTAAAGAAGAAGGCGTAGGTGTATAAACAGCAACTTCATACCCAGGGGTAGTTTGCAACGTAACAATTTTAAACTCAAATGTAAAAGATAAAGGATCATATCCTTGTTCTTTGAGCCAGTATTGTGTTGCAATATAGTATAAATACATTTGTCTATGGTATCCGTATAGTGAAAAACTTTCAGCAAAGTCTTTTACAGGCTTTGATGTGGTTTTTACATCTATAATAGTTACACGTTTCTTGGTTTTATCTACAATGAGTTTATCTAAAAACGCTCTCATTTTAAATCGAAACCCAGGATATTCAAATAGTATTTCTTTTTCAACATAGGACTCTTCAAAAGGGAGCCCAATAATTAAACGGGATGCTAATTTATGGTTAGACATAGATTCTGTGCACAACAAAACTTTAGTAAAGTCATCTTCAGAAAGCACTATTTTTCCAGGAGTCAGTGACTTTAGAAAATGATAGTATTCTTTAAGACCTAATTTGTCTTGCACAAAATTCTCGATCACTTTGGGTAATAGAGGGTTCTTAAATCCCGCAGTTGTGTATGCATCTTCATAATGTTTCTGAGTTAATTGATCTATAGACAATACGTCATATCCAACTAATTCTTCAACAAACTTCTTATACATAGGACTTGGAGTAGCCCCAGAGTTTAATAAATACGTATCATAGAACGTTTCTTGTTCTAAGATATAAGCATGTATGGCTGACCCAAGATCCATGCTTTTTGACCCATTAAAATCACTCCCGTCTTTATATGCACGAAAAGCCCTTGGGCTAATCATAAATGCATTTAAACCAGAATGACTAATAGTTTCTGTCTCGTATCGTGATAAATTTAATTCCATTACAGTTCTTCTATAATAAATACGAGCTTACGCTCATCTAATGTCGAAACTGGAAAAAAACTTACTTCTCCGGAAATTTGCACTATTGACACATTATCATCTGAGATAATACCCATATGAACTAACGTATCATTAAATGCTTTTAACCAAATCCATTGATTATCTGCGTCCCAATTTGGAACATAATTAGGCTCTGGGGATTTCCAGTTTAGCACTAATTGTTTCAAATCGGCATTATATGAACCTCTTATTGTTCCATAGTTTATCGGTGCATGCATTTGTAGGGAAGTGCGAATTGGCCCTGAAAACTTCATACCTGTTGGGATATGTTTTTCTAAGTATTCATGCATTTTTCGCATTATAGTAGCTCTAACAAACTTATTCATGCCCGCGTAAACCGATTGACCGTTTATCTTCTTGAATTTAGTCTTGCTATATGGCAAGTGAGTAATGAATTCAGGGATCGTTATTTTAACAATCCTTTTAGAAGAAGGTTTGATCTTTCGACGCGACATAAATCTTAGAATAAATTACCTAAGACGTTAATAGTTTGATCCAATTCAGCAATCTTAGTCTGTTTTTCAACTTCTAATTTTGCTATTTGTTTCTGTACCTCAGATTTAGAGTAGTTTATGTAATCTTCCTCTAAATAGATTTTGTCATTTTCTTTAGTAACTAATGCGATAGGGTAGTATTCACACACTCGCATTTTAGTGTTATTATAATCTGCAGGTACGGCTACCACATTACGCGGATCAACTAAAACTTGCAGGATAATACGTTCATTATGACCAAATTGACGTACATATTGCATAGAACCTACATGTAGTCCTGTAGAACATGTTCTATTTGAATCAGCATCACATTCTTCGCGTGGCATAGTTACCGGAACACCAAGTTTAATTATATTCCCATATGGGCCTTGATGAAAAGGAGCAAACACAGTATCACATGAAAAATCTTCTAATAACTGTTCTCCGGTATCCTCATCAAATGCTTGATATTTAATAAGTTCTCCTGTTTTAGGATCGTATTTTTCCTTAATTTGAACAGCTTTATACGCAATAAAGTATCCATTTTTTGTAATTGGATGTCCGTTATGTACTAGAAAACTAAACAGTTGATCTTTAACATCAAGGTTAAGTGATGCTAGATTCCAGAAATTAATTAAAAAATCAAAATCCAGGTTGTTATCAATACAGGCTTGTATTCTTGCTGCAAGTACTTTTTCTATAGGAATAGGGTTACCTCGGACAAACCATTGGCCATGAGATTTGTACAAACGGCCATCTTCTGTTAAAACAGTTTCGTATTGAGTTTTTGTATATTGACCCAGTTGTTCTTTACATTCTTTCCTAACTGTTAAGTCTTTGGTCGAATTGTATAAAACTACCTTATCTTTAATGTCTTGATAATTAGGATGATCTCTATCAAATGATAAATGAGAATTATCCTCAAAAATTAAAATTGCCTTAGAAGGCGTTTCTTTTAAAACTAACACAGTGTTAAGTTTAATGTAAACCGTAAATTAATGGTTTTTGTGTAAAGATAGGTATATTTAGAGCTTCTTTGTCTAAATGTGTCTTATCTGTAGGCTTTAAAATTTCTTCTAGTAATTCTAACATAGAATAGTCTAAAAGCCTGAGTTCTTGCATTTTATCTAAACATGCAAGTTGAAATTCTATAAAATTCGATTCAGACTTACCGAATTCTAAATGAACTGAAGAAGTATATTCGTATAATTTCTTGAATTTTAAGCTTGCAACTGTATGATTTGATCGATTTACATCATACGAAAAATACCAATGTAATACAAGAGTTGTAAAATAGATCTGTAATTCTTTCTGTGAATCTGCTAAAAAATCTTCTACACGTTGCCCGAGTCCTTCACTTTCTAATTGATTTTTAAGAGTTTGTGAAACTAAAATCACATTACTTCTCATTCCAGGTTTGTATAGAGTTTTTTTCTGCAGTTTAATTACAGAAGCTAAATACAGTAACATGCGGTCATCACTAGTTCCGTAAATACAATCAGTAAGATTATCTATAGTCGTATTATCTATTTTTACAGAACTATAAAAATTATAGTTATAATCAGTATAGATTCCATCTACTAGCAATATTTGTTTAAAAGTAACAAGAGTGTTATCTTTAGTTTTTACTGGAACATAAGTATAATCTTCCACCCACTTTTCATAGTCACTTTTTCTAGTTTCTATATAAGCCGTAGCTACATCTACAAGTGAAATAGTATTTTCATCTGCACAAAACTTTTGAATTAGTGGATTTTCTTCAAACTGTTTTTCAAAAATTAAGATAGAAACTCCATCATATTCTTTAGTCTGTAGTAAAAATAGAAACTCATGTTTATATGTTTCAATGTCAGTATCCCATACATAAGCAAACTTAGGAATTACACAATATCCATAATTTTGTTTTGATACCACACTTAATTTAGGTTTACCTGTTCGTACTCTTAGTTTTTCTAAAGCTTTTAAAACTCTACCACCCATAGAATTTTCAATTTCAACAATAACTTTTGGAATAATATAATGAATATTCAGTTCATTAATCTTAGACGCAATTTTAATATCAAAATAAGTTAAAAATGGGTATTTTAAGATGAATAACAAAAGTTCTACATCTGTTGATAGTTGCAAAGCTTCTATAACTAAATCAGATATTCTAAATAAAGCAAGTTCAAGTTTTTTTACTAAAACTGTTTGTGTTTTTTCAGTGTATCGTAAAGCTTCTCGACTAGGAATTAAATCAACTTCTCCTATTTTAATTCGTGGAGTTAAACAAGATGGAAATTGTACCCAAGAGGAAGTTAGATTTGTAAACGTTACAGATATTGTTTTACTTTTAAAAAGACGAGTAACATGCAATTTATCAGCGTGATATTGACGCAGTAATTTAAAATCCAACGGATAAATAACATTTCCTACTAAAACCTCTATGTTCAATAGATTTTTAGTTAAATAAAAATGCTCGTCTTCTATAACGATTTTATTATCCAAAACATAAATAGGTTCATCGTTTAAAAGAATATTTTTAAACGCTTTTAACTGTTCATGGATTTTAGTTTTAAACAGAAAAATATCTGATTCATCCTTAATTGGAATTATTATAGTCGTAGAGTTTAGTTCTTCCGTAGGCTCCGTAGACATTACAGACATCATTGGAGCTCGATCTCCTCGGTAAACTAGATATGATGTTTTAGTACCGTTAAATACAGTACAGATAATAAAATTGTCAGTATAAGCAAATGGAGATTTAGCACCTATTCCATAGCCTCCTATTTCTACATTACCATCTCGTTTTGTTGATTGACCGAAAGTAGTAAATACTTTTTTAACTCTATCAGGACTGAGTCCCACGCCGCAATCTTTAAACGAAATACTATTATTATTAGCAAACAATTCTTCTGTTATACTGATTCTTACAAAACAATCAGAAGAAAAATATCTAACATCTTCTCCAGGTTCTAATTCTCTTAACCCTTCTAATTTTTGCTGTTTTTCACGAATAGCATCAATCCCATTAGATGCTAATTCTCTAACAATAGATCCACAAGGATCTGAGTACAAGTTAATTAAGGCGTCCATAATCAATGGAGCAGATCCTTCACTAATTGTAAATGAAAGTTCTTCTTGTAAACCTTCTGTTTCAACCTTTTCTGTGTATGGGTTTATTTCGGCCATAGCTGAGTTTTAAGAAAGGATTTAGTTTCTTCTAATGTATGTAGTGACCTATAGTCTGAAATGTCTTTAAAAGGCTTATTTCGAGTCCATAGTAAAAATCTTGGTTGTAAAAAAGGAAAACGCTTACGTAGCTTATTAGTTCCTATAACGCCTGCTCTATCGAAATCATATAGAATAAAAATTTCTTTAAATCGGTCTTTAAGTTGATCTAGTACATTAGGTTTAATAGAGCCAACTTCTTGTTGAAGACTGATTGCATTATATCCTAAAGTACGTAATACCATAACGTCTTTTAAGCTTTTTGTTAGTATCAAAATATCCCCAGTAGGATCTAATTGATCCCAGCCTTGGATAACACTATGATCGGTATTTGATAACCACTTTTCTTTTTTAGGACTTAACGGACGATATACTTTAAACGTTGTATGCGCATCTTTTTGAAATACATAAACAAAAATAGGTTGTCCTTTTCTTTTTGACCAAACAACTGTGTTATTAATAAACACGTTTAAAACTGCAAACACTTTAAATTGCAATAACAGTTTTTCTGTTATTCCATATTTTCCCCAGTAGTCTAGTTCTTCCTTGTCATAAGGTTTACTTTGAATACTAAGTTCTGATGTTTCATTTGCAGCTTTAAGTTCTGTAACTTTAAACTGACGTTTTTCAGTTAATCTTGTAGGTTTGCTCAAATGTCCCAGCTTTAAGTCCTGGTTAATTTGAGCCAAAGTTTCGGAGATAGATATATTATAATGTAGTTTTGATACAAAATCTAATACATCTCCTCCGGAACCTGTAGCATGATCTTTCCATCGAACTGATGGGCTGTTTTTTCTTCGATATAACGAAAAACTAGGATGTACATCAGTATGAAAAGGCGAATTTAAGTAACACGGCCCAGTAACTATTACTCCTAGATAAAAAGAATAAATCTCATAGTCTGATACTTTACTTCGAATATAGTCGATAGTTAAAGGAGTATCAATAGAGATTCCTAGCGACAATTGAGAAGACATAGTTATTCTTTTAAACGATAAGCGTCAATGTGTTCGTACTCAGGACATTTACCTTTAGACTCTTCTATACAACGCTGTCGATCAAAAGTTATAATTATAGTAATTGTAAATAACAATCCTGTACTAATAAGTTGTACAGCTCCGTAGGCAAGTCTATTATTTTCTTTTAAACTAAGATTTGTTCCTAAGTAGCCTATAATAATTAAAGCAGCTAAAACAGTAAGAACTACGATTTGTGGTGTTGTCATACTATTTAATTTTTCCAACGTGATTTTTGATACATTACACAACGTACAATTTCTTCTTGAGTTGCGAATCTATGTTCTTGACATAATTCACTGTTGTTAAGCCAATCACAGAGTAATTGTTTTCTTGTTAGAGAATCTCCTTGCCAAAGAACTAATTTACAATTACTCATTGTAAGATCTTTTACAGGATAATTACCTATCATAGTAGAGCCATCAGACATATCAACTAATGTCATTAATCGTTCATGTCCATTACCAATACCAATTCCATTTAAGTAGCCCACTTTTTTAATAAGTGTTGTTAAATAACCAGTATTGCTGTATCCATTAAAAGGTTCATTTTGTTCTCTAGCTTGAATTTCTTTAGAACTCATTCTAAGAATGTATTGTCCTGAATCTTCAAAATCGTTTGGGGTAAAGTTTCTCATAATGTTTTTTGTTTAACAATAACATATTGATTGTCACGATCAATATCATTCAATGTGTCAATTTGCCATAAACAAAAATCCCCAGTTGTTAATCTTTCCATAACAATCTGGGGAAATTTATCTTCTATAGGCAAAGTAGGATCTAACCAATAACGTACACCGTTCAAATCAACAGTAAATACTGTTGATAGGTTAAACCTTCTCGTATGTTTTTTCAAAGATGTCAGGTTTGCACGGGTAAAACTCCCCGTTAACGCCTTTAATAATCCAATCTCCGTCAGATGCTACCATAATCCCTTCTAATGTTTGTATTTGAAGTTGTTTTGTTTGGTAAGCAAGTTCTTCGGCATTTTCATAATTCAACTTATTACCATAAAAATTTTGCATAAAGTTCATCACTTCATCAAAATTTTTTGATTTTGAGTTCCATTGAACTGCTTCAATTACGACTGGCTTCTTTCTAAATTGTTGTATCATATTGTTTTTATTTATTGTTCGACCTCTGTAATAGAATCAGACGTTAATTTTTCAAAATCATCGTATGATTTTATTTCAATTCTATGACGGGCCTCACACGCACACTTCACGATAGCGCCAATAGTGATTCCTCTTTTTTCAAGAGCCCATATGCTCTTATTATTTAGTTTAGACATATTTTTAAAAGATTTATATTGTTACACATAGTACGTAATTGTTCCACAGTTATTAATTTCAAGTCTTTACGATTAAACGATTCTTTATGATAATGAATCTCTACAAGACCGTTTGTATTAGCATAAATACAATCATTATGGGGTAGCTTTTCAGTACTTAATCTATGTTCATTCCATCCTTTTGATGTTTGAACATCATACCCTAACTGTTCAAATAATTTGATAATTTCTCTAAACTGCTCTTCAGTAGAGTTTTCACCTAACCATACTTTATACCCTTTCATTTTGTATAAGTTGTTTGTTTAAAGTGTTTACGAAGATTAAAAATAAAAGGGGGCTATTAACCCCCTTTTAACGTTAAAAAGGTTTTAAATCTTCAGCACTTCCTCCCATTAACACAGAAGGAATTCCAGCCGCAGAAGACATATCTGCTACTGGTTTAACCATTTTATCAATACCTCCATCTGCTTCAGAACGAATAGATAGACGAGTGTCAGCAATTGCAACACTTGCAGGTTCAAGAAAAGGTACATATTTAGGAAATGATAAAAAGCCTTTATTGTTGTACACTAGTTTACCTCTAAGCTGTGTTCCTTTCATAGAACTAGAGTTAATTAAGTTTACTAGTGCTGAATACAATTCACTAAATGAACCAGCCGAGGGTAATACAATACCCTCAGGAACTAATTTAGTAACAATATGCTTCAATCGTTTCATTTGAGAATCTACTTGATTTTGAGCATTCTCTCTATTCATATCAACGGCCCATTCATAGGCTTTCAATTCAGCTCCGGTAGAATCTACAAAAGAAAATAGAATAAATGTGCTTCCAGCATCATTTGTTCCAGTTTCAACAGATTTTAATGTCATAGGTTCACAAAATCCAGGGTTACCACCATTGATAACTTTAAATTCTGAACCTTCGGAGTTATTAACTCCATTGAGATTTAACATACTCATAATTATGACTGAGTTTCTGTGTCATCTGAAAGAGGAGTAACTAATTCTTCTGCCTCTTCAAATTGGTTAACACTCAGAACGTAAACTCGGGCTGCACCAACTTGAGTTACGTTAGGGTCAACATATAATGTAAATGTTCCAGTCAACGCTTTATTAAAAGCTTTGCACAATTGTTGAACGTGGAATTTAGACTGAAGGTCTCCTGCTTCATTGGTAGTTAAATTGCTTGCATCTTGAGTAGCAAGAGGATACAAAACTGCACCAATAACTGCACCAACCTGATCGGTGTTATAACCAATAGTAAACCCAGTGGTAGCCAATGGATAAGATGCAGTCAAATCAGAAGAAAACCTAATTCGATTGGTAATAGGATTGATAATGATTGAACGTTCTGTCGCGTCACGACGAAGTTGTTTTTTACCAATAAAAGATAAATTAAACATAGAATGTTTATTCGCCTAGATTATAGGCTGTAAGAGTGTTTAACACAAAATTAAGGTCGTTAGGTATTTTTAAACTATCAAACATTCCCATAGGGGATTTTGCTGTTGATGTACCGTCATTTTGTGTTAAAAAGTAATGTTTAAGAGATTGATCTTTGTTTGTAGGATCTATTTGAGCTACTAAAACAACAGTAAACAATCCCTCGAGGGTAATTTTCTCATCTAATAGTTTTCCAATGGTTTTCATTTTAGTATAACGATTACCAAATTCATCTCTATCAGTAGATGAGTGACTTAAAAAGAATACGGTAAGTCCTTCCCGTAGTTTTGAAGAAAGCTGGATAATACTAAAAACGTGTTGGCCCATTTCTGTAAATTTACCAAACCCGGTTTCTTTAGCTCGATTCATATATTCAAAACTCATAACATATTGAAAATCATCAACAACGATAGTTTTGATATGATTAAACCTTTCTTCATTTAGAGTTAATAAGGCTTTATTAATTGCAGCATAGTCATTCGCGACATAATAGTTATTTTTGTCTTGCGAATACTTAGCTTTAAAGCCTTTAAAAGGTAATGCTTTTCCAGTTACGTTAATAATAAACGTAGTTTCTGGGTCAAGATTCTGTAATGAAGTAGATTTACCACTTCCAGATTCTCCTAGAACTAATACAATATCAGCCAAAATCTAAGGCATCAAAGATTAAAAAAATAATGGTTATAATGTCAGGGCTACAGATTTTTCTGAATTTGTAGCATCAACAATTCGATTAAATTGAAGCTGGTTAAGCATTTGAGCTATCAACGGTTGACCTTCTCGCACTTTCAAAAAATGAAAGTAAATGTACCCTTGGGTTGGCCAACCTTTTACACCATAAGCTGTAATACCTCGTTCAAATGGATTCATGGCTATCATAACCACGTCTGAGAATTGATAACAAGCATCTCCTCCAAAGATATCTCTTTTTTGTGGAAAATGCAAGGTTGGTTCTGTAATTCTATCAGAACTTTCAATCTCTCGATTCATTTGTGTAAGTAAGACAAACGCTATTTGATGATGATTTGCATAGAACCACTTTTTTGCATTATTTATGCGTGTAAGTAACTCTACGAGGATGGTACGTTCAAGCTCTCCAGATTTGCCATGAACTAGTGTGGTATGGTCTAACGTAATTAATAAACTACGCTTATATTTACCTCCTGTTTTCATTTGCTGCTGTTTAGCGAACGCGAAAATTGTATCCATAATTTGGTCTACCGTACCTGCATTTTCTACATAGTAGATAGGTAAAGTTTTTAAATGTTCAGAATACGCTTTTGCCTGCTCAAATGTAGTTTCATCCAGTTTTTCATTTTCTCTACCGCTGTGTAGCGTTTGTACAGAAACAGATAAATTACTTGAAATCTTTCTACCTATTAAGTTTCTGGATAGCATTTCAAAAGTAAAGGATAAAACATCAAACTCATCAGTTGGATTTAACTCAAAAAGTTTAGTTTCTAACTGATTAAGAATGGCTGTTTTACCTGAACCTGACATACCTCCGATAGTGTGAATAGTAAACCACTCAATACCGCCCATGGAAACATAATTGTATTTGCTCCAGGGGGTTTTAAGTGAACGAATTTTACCAAGCTTTCTATGCTCAATATATTCAAGTTCATCTTCAACACTTTTAGTAATAGGTATAATAGACAGGGGTTTAGGAATATACTCTTTCACTATATTAAGTCTTGACCATAAGACAACGGTCTTACAGCATTTGCAGAATCTAATAATGTTTCAGCTTTTTCCCAATCCCGTCCATTTATGTAAGCCTCGATGGCCGGTAAATACTGGAGAGTATTTGAACGTTTTCTGGCATCTAAATCTGCATGCAAACAACGCATGACATATTTATGAGCTTCTAACGTTTTAATAATTCTCTCATATTTAACCTTCATATCTTCAGCTAATTTTGTTTCAGAACGCTCTGTTCTTAACACACGTGATCCTCCTTTTCCGTTAGGTACTTTAATTGGATATGTACTATAAAATTCCCAAAAGTAAGTTTCCGATAATTGAAATAATTTAGCTATTTCAGCTTTATTAACAGTTATAGGATTAGAACTTACTAAGTACTTTGCTAAAGAAGGTTTTTCAGCTAACATAGCTGCAAATTTATCAGCGGTATTTTTCTGGTTCGAATGTATTAATTTTAACCATATATATTGATCTGCAGTTATTCCCAGTTCAATAAGCCGCAGTACATCGATTTCAACTAACATGATGGTTTTTTACGTAGTTTTACTTGTGTAATGTTTCGATTACTTACTGTTCCTTTTCCTTTACAATTAGGGCAAGGAATTAAAGACTGCGTCTCTTCATCCCAAACATTTTTTAGTAATACACAAACTTCACATGCTCTAATAGGAAATCTAGTGTTTCTTGGTCCCTTGAACATTTTTCAAGGCTTTAAATTCTTCTTCACTTAACAACGTCAGTTCATCTGCATATGCAAATGCGTAATATTTTGGTGGGTATCGTTCAGGCTTCAACGATTCAAATACTTCAGGAAAATTAGCCCTTAATTCAGGCTGATTACTAGGTACCCATCCATGAAGATGCTCTATAATATATCTTACTTGCTTGCCTCTTTTATCAGACACATGCACAGCAGGAAGTACAGCAGCAATCTTTGTGAATTTTAGCGATTCCATTAAACTTCGGGATACAAATTTAACAGTAGCTCCTATAGCAAGAGGAGCGGCTTTCATTGCAGTGCTAGACATAAATTGATTTTAAGTCTTAGTAAAAAATAATGTTATTTAAAGCTTTCAAGTACTTCTTTTAATTCTTCTATTGAATCAACATTTTTAATCAATGTAGAATTAGAATCATACTGTGATTGCCTTAACCAGGCTTCGTCTTTAGTATCTTTAACATACACTCTTATAAATACAGCAAATTTATCTTTACTTCTACGTATAATACGTCCTAAACGTTGTGTTTGAACTAACCCGGAAGAAGTTCCGGATAATACAATAGCAAAGGACACATTAGATAAATCGGCTCCTTCATTTAGCTTTTTAGCAGAAACTAAGATATTCACCGGTGAGTCAGGATTTTCAAAACTCTTCATAGTTAAATTAAGCTGTTTTTCTGACATACCCCCATGGTAATACAGACTTCGTTCACCCAACAAATCTGATAATAGTTCTACTTCTTTTTGAAAAGAAGCGAATACTAATCCATAATCATTAGGAAATAAATCAGCAATGTCTTTAACTATAAGTCGTTTTTGAATAGCATTGTGTAAAATAGTACTACGTTTAGAAATTAATCCAAATGCAGTTACTCCTTTTTCTTGTAATTCATCTATAGTTTTTGTATAAGAATTGACTAAACGTCGTTCTTCTTTTGACAATGAAACGGATAGATTAATAACGCAAAATGAAGATACTAAATTGTACTCTAAAGCTTGTTCTACAGTAATTTTATGAACTGTAGGACATAGACTTTGTTGCATTTCTTTTTTTTGAATTGAAATAGTAGCCGACAACCCTAAGAGGTAGGTGTAGCTGTTATTGTAGAAAAATTTAATGTATTCAGAAGACAATGCATTATGCAATTCGTCGACTATAACCAGGTCATATTTCATACCAGATAGCTTATAGGCAGTCTGTATACACTCTACTTGCACATTAGTGGCATAAATACTTTCGTACCCCCACTTTTTAAACTCTCGCTGCCACACACGATCTCTTATATCTCGAGTTGGTGCTAATATTAACACTTTGGCATCTTTAATTACATTAACTACGTGGGCAACTGCTAAAACTCCGGCTCTGGTTTTTCCAACTCCTGTGGCCCATTCAAGTGTCCCAATACCTGCATTAGCCCACCAACAGTTTAATCCGTATCGCTGAATTTTATCTTTTACTTGCTCCATACAGTTGTTATTGTAGTTTCAGATTTAAGTGATCTATCTAATAAAATAATATCTGCAGCTTGTTCCATTAAACTAGTAAGTCTAATGGCCCATTCTTTTGCGTAACTTTCTTCGCATTCTGTATCAATTTGATCATGTACAGTCATAACTAATCGTACCGGGAGCCTTTCCTTACGTATAGTTTCACGTATTTTAATTAACGCTAGCTTTACCATATCTCCAGAACTACCTTGTATTGGCGTGTTTTTTCCAGCACGCTCAATTTCACCACGAGTTTTAAAGTCCATATCTTTGCTCCATTTAGAAAAATGACGTACTCGTCTAAAAGGACGAAACGTACGGATATGTCCATATGTTGTAGCATAACTACCTAAAGAATCTAAAAATACTTTTATAGCAGGAAATGCTTTAAAATACGAATTAATTAATTCTTCAGCTTCAGACAAAGGAATCTGTAAAGTATCTGCTAGTTTATGTGCAGACATTCCATAAGCTAAACCAAAGTTCAAAGCTTTAACAGATTGTCTTAACTTTTTATGTTCTTTACAATTACATTTTTGTTTACTTTTTACATAGTCACAATCTTTTTGCGCTGCAGAACTCCAACGTTCTTTAAATAGTAAATCTGCACAAACAGAATGTAAATCTTCACCGGTAGCTAAACACTTTTTCCATACAGGATCCTGTGACCCATATGCAATAACGCACAATTCTTGGGACATAAAGTCAGAACTGACAAATACCCATCCAGGTTTATGTGCAATAAAACAATTTCGGTATCGATTATCTGCTGGTATTTGTTGCATATTAGGGTCTAGAGATGCAACTCTACCAGTATTCAAAATCTGATTAAAACGCGTATGTATCCTTTTTGTAACAGGATTAATATATTTTAGAAAAGCCGTCCCATATGATGTAGCTTTTTTAAGTTCTTCTTTGTACTTAATGTAATCCTTTATCAGTGAACCGATTATAGGATGATTTGTGTGTATGCTTAAATCTGTTTTAGCATTAACACTTTGTAACTCAGGTATGTAGACTTTAAATATTTCTAATACTTGCGTTGGAGAACTCCATTTGCTTTCTACTTTACGTAGATCTTCAAAAGGAGTAAACATATCCATTTGTATTTCTTTTTTAACAAACTTGGACATTTTAGGATCATTCAAAATGAATGCATCCATAGGCACTGATAATTTATCTGCATTTGACTGTGCCTCTTTAGCTAATTCTAGCCATTTAGGGACATCTAAATTCAATCCATTGAACTCTATATCACCAAAGGCTAAACTAACTAAGCATTCAAGCCATACAACGTTTTGTAGTTGCCAATCTTCAATTTGAGGTAACTGCAGTTTATAGATCATCATAGGATATTGAACATCACGTGCTCCATAAACTATTTGATCCTCGTTAAAAGGTGCCCCAGGATCCATTGTAGTAAAAGATAATGTAGTATCTTTTTCAATAGGGTAATCCGGACAATATTTTTGTACTAGATTGATTAAACGAAATTCTAAATCATCTTTACCAGTTTGTAGAACTTTTTCAATAAGTTGTACATCTAATACAGAATCAGACAGTTCAATACCAAAAGTACCTTTCATCATCTTATAGTCAAACTTAATATTTGTCCCAATAAGAGATTGAGTAGTAAGAATAGGGAATAAGGGGGTAATATCAATAGTTCTAACATCAATTACAAATTGATTTTCTTCATCTCCTATTTGAATCATCGTTACAACATTACTGTGAGGACATAACCCAGTAGTTTCAGTATCGAACCCTAATAGTTTACGTCCTTCACAATAAGTTATAACGTCTTGGAGACTGGCTAATTGATATAACTCACTTTTTATAAGTGGTTCAGGACCAACAAAATAAATCACCTTAATTGGATAAAAGGTTGTTCAGAATTAATGTATTGTGCTAAATGAGCAACTAACCAAAACGCAATTAATATGGCTAAAAACAATATAATTGTTAGTCCTATGCCTTTCCATATCCCACGTTCTTCTGCAGCGTGTTCTAAATCTCTAACTACTTGAATTTGAGATTCAGTAAATTGAATTTGTTCCATTGTACTTATTATTTACGTTTAAAATGAAGCCAACGAGATTGTGAAGTAAAATCTACAAAAATATAATCTCTAATATCATAAGAAGAAAATAGTTTTCTATAGAGTTTACCTTTAGTATCAAAAGAAACACTTCGCCTAACTGATTTAGCAGCCTGGCGCTTCGCCCATTTAGTATATGAGCGGTTGTAATCCCCATGGTGAGGATATTTTTTGTATGACCTGCTCATATATATTTTTAAAGTTTACTAGCTTCTTTTAAAGTTTCATCAAGGGCGTTAATATTTTTAGTTAAGTTACTGAAACGCTCTATTAATGAAGTCCATTCATATGTACTATGTAACTTTTTAATTTTTTCAAGAGTGCCGGCATAATCCAAAGCAGGAATTTGTACTCCTGTTTTAACATCTTCACTCTTGATATTTGGTCCATGTGTTGCTTGTAAAATAGCTAACACTTCTAGATTTGAAGCTTCTATTAAAACCCCAGTATCTGTTTTAGCAATGATTTTCATTCTTCAGAAGTTAAAGATTTATCTTTAGTTTTTGGTTTTTTAGAAGATTTTGTAGTTTTTTCTTCTTCTTTTTTCTGTGGTTTAATAGCTACAACCAATAAAATAGCTAATAACAACACAATAATAACAAATTGCATACTATGGTTTTAACAAAGTTAATAATGTATCGATGTTTTTTTCAAACTTCGACAAAGCGTTTAAAAGCTCTTGGAGCTTAGAAGGAGATTTTGAAGGATCCATATAATGTAGTAAAAGCCGAGAATATTATTCCTCGGCTTATTAATGAATTAGTTAACAACTTCATTTTCTTCAGGACCTAAAAAAGCTTGTAGTTGCGACAAATTATACTTTGCAGAATTAGAAATAGAATTTAATTCTGTTTCTTCTTCTTTTAAAATTCTCATTTGTTCTTCTAGTTTAGCTTTTTCGTCATCAATAGTTTGAACTAAAGCCTTAAGCTCTAATTTCATACTAAGAAAAGACTTGATAATAGAGCTATACTTAGTAGCAACACGTGTTTTAGGACTAGTCGATCGGTTAAAAAAAGACATAAGTAGTTATTTACCTGTGGAACCAAAACCCTGATCACCACGTTGACTTGCATCTAAATGTTCTACTTCTTCAAATGTAATATAAGGAATAGGCATTATAATTAATTGCGCTACACGTTCTCCTATTTCATATGATTTTGGAGCAGCACTAGATGTTAAGTAAGGCAACGCTTGATGGGTTATTGCATTAGAGGGATTCGGTATTCGTTTAAAACGAATTAAAATCTCACCTCTATAGTTAGAGTCAATTACTCCTACACAATTAGCAAGTATTAAGTCTTGTTTACTAACACTACTACGTGGAAAAAGTAATCCAACATGGTCGTCAGGTACAGCAATTGCTAACCCAGTACCATATTCAATAAAATCAGGAGTTATGCGTTTAGATATAGCAACTAAATCTAATCCTGCGTCTCCAGGAATTGAGTAAGAAGGAATGACTCCTTCTGGAGCCATTCTTCGTATTTGAACTTTCATTAATCTAGAATTACCCAATCTTCTGCAAACATATCTGTTTGAGATGCTAACCAACCCACACAAAGATTTTTTTGAGCCGTCCATATATCAATATGTTTACCAATATGTAAATGGGTTTGACCTTCACTCTCAAGAAATTCTTTATTAATAATGTTATCAGGTCTTGCAGTTTCTTTATCAACAGAGTAACCCCCGTTTAAAATTAAAAACATTCCTTTACCATTCCATCCTTGGCGTGTAACTCTTTTACCTTGTTTTAAGGCTTCAATTGCTTGTCCAAAGTTTTGATTTTCTAACATAACTGTTATTTAAGTAAAAAATTAGATGCTACTAATTTACACATATGTATAAAATGTTCTTGTGTATAAATTCGTTTCATCATATTAATATCTTTGTGAACCCACTGTACATTAGAAAGAATATACCCTTTAGAACTATCTATTCTATCTAAAGAAGCTGTCCAACTAGTATCTGTACTTCTACTTGGGAATTTAAGTAGTATCCCTGTTAAAGAACATTTACGATTTTGTTTCAAAAATAAAAGCCAGGCTTCTTCTTTAGTTAGGGTAAATTCTAAAGGAGCACGTCCTTTAACACCTTTAGCATTTCTTACTACATGCCCATGCCAAAAGTCTCCAGACATTTCTCCTATTCCTTTCCATTGTGATCGTTCTGCTCCTTTTGGAATTTTACAACCACATGAAACCGTAGTTTTTTGTCTAAGATGGGTACCGAGTACATTAGTAAAATTACCACACAAACAAGAACAAACGTAACGAATATGTCCATTTCTTGTTTTGGAATGTTCAGATATTACAGTTAAATAACCAAACATTTTTCCTATCATCTCAATCTTTTTCATTATTTCACATTCTTATCATGTAAAGATATGAAAAAGATGTGAGATAATAGAAAATAATTTTAAACAATACTGCATGCGCCGCCACTACAAGCAGCTTGATCATTCAACATGGTATTGTCGTCTGATTCAAATACTTGTGTTAAATCTATTGCGTGTAATTGAGTCATCATAGACTCATACGTTTCTTTACTAATGGTTTCAAATGGGGCTTGAATATACGTGCCTCCGTCGTATGGTAATACACTAATACCATTTACTGAGTTACGGTTATCCCATATCCATTTTCCTACAGCATCCCATTCATCTGCTTTTACATAACATGTAGCACTTACATTATTCATATTAGCCCCTTCAACATGTCCTGGGCGTACCCATTCTAAGTTATATTTAAGAACTCGTTCGAGAAATGTAAGAGCTGATTCATGCCTGAGTATAGCGTTCTCAGGGGCCTTTTGTGGTATTTCTAACACATAGCTCCCAGGAATTGCTTGATAGGGTTTAATCAACTCTGGGTGATTATTCAACAAATAAGGTACTAGTGGGTCATTAGAGTTTAGTTGAATTCTACGAATGTAATAGTCATCATACCATGCATGTATTCCTGAACTTTGTCCAACAACACATGAAGTAGTTCCAGATGGTTTTACAGTAGTAGTACGAGCAGCCGGCTCAATTCCTATTTTTAGTGCTACTTCTTGATTTGTTTGTTTAACAATATCAGAAATTGCAACTAAATCATAAGTTTCATCAATGGCATTACTTCCTATCCCAGTTAATCCTACGCCTATTAAAGCGTCTTCTTTAGTAGTTACCTCCCAAATATACCTGAGATAATGAAAGTCTGTAAATCCGGCTTGTAATGTAGCCAACAAAGAAGCTGATTTAGCACGTTGCTTAAAATCTTCCATGTCAACTATAGTACCAACATTAATTTCAACTAAATTACAAAATTGATAAGGTCTTAGGGCTATTTCACAACCATCACACTGTAAGGTTACATCAACTTACTTACTTGTGCGCTGGACTGTCGCATATAACATGCTTCCAATTTTTTCCAGAACGTATAAACTGTATCACATGAATTTTAACGTTAAACAAATCTGCAATCTCTCTATTACTTT